TTAACCATCCGATGTATTCTTAGTACTATTAGGTAACATCTTTAGCAAATATTCACAATACTTTTTTGATGGTGCTGGTCTTGCTTTTGAGTTAAGATAATCAACCAATAACTCAACTATACTATTAATAAAATCAGTATCTAATTGTTGGTGTTCGACAACTTTATACCTTTCTTTAAAAAAATTGCAAACATCACGTTTACGGCTATTATGGCATTTTAAGAATGATTCGAAGAAATCTTTTGCTGTTATCTCTGCAAAGAGATTTATGGGAATATTCCAAAATTGTTTGAGATTTATGTTCTTGTTGAGATGAAGTATAGCGTCCTCAAATTCATTTCCCATCTTAATATTCCGTTGGTCATAATTTAAAGCGTAAACCAACTCTGTCAACTCTTTGAACTCGTCAGTAGCTCCATCAGCATTCTGATAAATACCATTTAACTGCTCATTATAACCAGCCTTAGTACAATTCTCGATAGCATACTGAAAAATCCTTTTGAGTTCTACAATAGAACAGCCAGTATCTGCAAAACCTAAATCTTGCAAACGTTGTAAACGCAAGAAAAAATTTGGATAATATTCCATGGGATACCTCATCTCTGTTGTCCCTTTAATTACTTCTTCAATGGCACTATACATTTCTTCATCATCTATATCCCAAAAATTACTCAATTTTGACATTAACTTTTGCTCATCTGTATAATTAAAACGCCTCGCTTCAGCTGTCATTTTCTTAACATCACAAACAAATAAGGCTTGATCAAAATCACCATTACACACATAGTCAAGCAAAGCCTTACTTGTACCATATATAAAAGAGTTCTTAAAATACTTGTTTCTTTTCTCTCTCAGATATTCTTCCTTTGGATCTTTCTTATCTTCTACTTTCTTATCATCCGACCAATCACTATTAGAGCGAGCGATGCTATCAATATAGGATACTTGATTCGCCCAAGACTGTGTAAGATCAAGAATATAGTTTAATTGAAGATCATTTGCTTTTAATCTACTTTCTATCGAGTATACCATAGTAAGCAACAGGACATAGTTATCCACTTTCCACTCAGGTTCACCCATATTAGCAAGTATATCAGGATAAATACGCTCCATGATGTCCATATTGAACTTAAGTGTTCTCAAATTATTACATTTAGCATTCTTGTATACTTGACCAATCCACCCCTTATTCAACAAGATAAAGTCTTTAAACTTTTCTTCTTTATCTTTCATTAGTGTTTCAAGAATAGCAGGAATGTCAGTCTGCAACTTACAGGTAAAGCGAATAAGTTTCTCTTTATAGCTAGTATAGTCGGAAGACTTGCATTCTACATTATTACATATAAATACAACCTTCTGATGATGTTGCTCTATCAGTGAATTGATATATCCTAACACCTCCTTCAATATATCCGTATTGAGTCTTTCTAAATCATCAAAACACAACACGCGCCTTGATAAATCAATTGGAATTAATGAAAGAAAATTAGCTGCAAGTTTCTTATCTATAGGTAACCCTAGTTTATCACCCAGACCTTTCAAAAGACTACTTCCAAAAGAAATGAAATTTTTCTTCTTACTTTTTTCATCAACATTACACAAAGAAGTGTATATCTCCAGTTTCAAATCATCCACACTCTGAATGCCAAAAAGAGAAATCTTTGCTGCTTTATACTTCTCATTCTTTGAGTTCCTAGGTATTCCAGTTTCCTCTATCTGCTTGCGAAGCACATTCTCCCAATAGTAAGACTTACCAGCTCCCCACTGACCATCTATCATGATAGCATAGTCGGTGTCTTCTGCATTTATGTAGTCGTTAATAATATCGTCTACTTGTTTCATCTATTTATCACTTTCTACTATTTAAATATGATTCAATTATAAAAAACTCCGATGAAAACCAGAAAGAATATATTAATCATAACATTAATTTCAATTTAGGAGGAATCGGTCTAAAATGCTTCCTTATTTCTGGTAAATCATAATATAGTAATACCTTGTTCTCAGTAAGACAAAGCAGATCAAGAATTTCATTATTAGAGTACTCTAAATCATCATAATATATCTGAAAGACTTTATTTAGTAATTTAGGCTCTTCTATTTCAAATTCAAAAGGTTCATTATATGCCCATCTATTCGCATTATAAAGCATCATTAGTCTTCGATTCTGACTATCGGAGATACATCCTAAATATCTAGCTCTATAAATTAACGACTTAATAGACACTTTCCAATAGTTCTTTAGACCATAGAGTTTAGGGGCATCCAATCTATATAAAAAACTTTTTATGCTTTCAACAGGCATTAAAAACTCGGAAGCAAACCTATTAGCTTCATCCTCCACATCTCTTCTATCGGAAACCATATACTTATAGTGCATTATCAAATGCCCCAGTTCATGACATACATTAAAAACTGTTCTTGAATTTGAAGCATTTTTATTCACCAATATGACAGGAATACCTTTCTTAGTAATAAAAGAAACTCCATCTATTTTTATAGAAAAAGGTGGTTCGAAAAAATGAATAATTATTCCCATTTTCTGAACTACACTTATAATATTATTAATAGGTCCTTTTTCTATTCCAAATAAAGAACGTACTTTCTGCGCTACCCTTTCTGGAGTAATTTCTTCTTCTTCCAAATCTAAAAAAGGAACACGAATATTTATTTCAATTGCTTCAAATAAAATATTTATATTCTCTGCAATGATGGTCATTTGTGCATCAAATGCCATTTTTTGCCTTTGAGGTATTCCCAGGTTACGTCGATAATAATATTCCTTAATATATGGTACTATTCCGTTTGATACCTGAAAAAAAGATTTTGGATAGCCCAAAAATGTTGCAATCTCTTCAATTATCTCATCCGTAGGAACAGTTTGCCTATTTTCAATCTTATTCAACTTACTTTGAGATAAAGTTTTCAAATGCAAAGCCAACTGATTTTGAGTATATCCTTCACTTTCTCTTGCAAGTTTTATCCTATCTGGATTATATTCAATCATAATTATTCAGCCTTTTTTCTACGTATAGCAAACTCTTCATTAGGTTTACAAATTTCATCAATATCATTTTCCTCAAGTACAAAATCAAGTGAACGATTTTCTTTTTCTTGATTTGGAATTATATCAAGCACCCAATAAGTATCTTCCTTTCCATTGGTTATAGCCAAGCAAGTTCCTCCTACAAACCCACTATTATCTACTTTGGGGCCTATAAAAACACATGGTAACTGTTCATGATTTCGCAAACGACATTCAGAAGCGACAGAATCAGCGTAACTTGGTAATCCTTTTTCATTTAATTTTTTTATATAGATTGAAAACAAGTCTGAGGCAACGTAATATTCACATTGCTTAAAACGAGCATTAAATAAGTTCAACTCACCAGCATTAATTGCGTGATTGATATTAACCTTGATTATCCGCGTTAAAGTATATACATAATATGTCCTATCCTCATATAATTCTCGCATTGAATCACTTTTTATTCTTTCTTCAAACTGTTTTTTACTATTTTCGATAATACGGGAAATAATATTAAACAAGTCCATATTATCTTGTACTAATTCAAAAGTTTCTTCTTGTCTCCGTATATTAAAGAACGGGAAAGATTTTTGAGTGATATATTCTCCTTTCATAATACTTTATATTATATATTTTAACTTTTGCGCAAATATATAAAAAGTTATTCAAATTCTATTCATATTTTACTTATTTTTTATACCCAAAGAATATTATCATCTAATTTATAGGCCAGTGAACTACCAAAAGAATATATCATAATTGACCCCCAAACCCACATAAAACCCACCCGGATAACCATACCCGACCTGCAATCCTAACCCCCAACGTTTCTTCTTAGGTACAATAGTATGGTAAATATCATTCGTCACTGTCTGATATACCGTTCGCGGGAATACCATCAAACTATCCAGTCTCGGACGATACCCGCTAACCCATACTCGGTAAAGGCTATCTTCATAGTAAGCCTGCTCACGTTGAACAACCGTATCACCGATATGGATAGTATCACTCGTGAACTGGAAGAACACAGCCATCGGTGCAGAGATAAGAACCGTGTCAACCTTGACAACCGTCTGTATTTTCGTCTCGGTTCTGACTTCTGCCGGTAACGCGTCGACCGGACGGAACCAAGCCGCGACAAAAGCAATGACCAGCAGTACAACTAATATCCAAGGTAGCTTTTTCATAATGCTTTCACCTCTCTCCGGTTCCCTTCTTTCCGATAAGACACATGTACCCATGAGAAATGTTTCTCGTCAATCAACTGATCGAAGGGAAGACCAAGTTCCTGAATCAGATAGAACAACCTCTTGTTCTCCTTTGGGCTTCCTCCGGTTATGTCTGCCGCCCGTCCTGTCATATGGTCGCTTGTAGCTGACCCCTTCACAGCTTTATTCAATGCCGGACAACGGAAACCACTGTTCACCCGTATAGGTTTCCCGTATGCCTCCCGCAATGGGTCTAGTACATTATCTACTAATGCAGTCATATTGGCTACATGTTCTTTCTTACACCGGTTATCAATACCCAGCCGGTCGGCTGTATCTGACTTGCAGAGTTCAGCAATTGTAAAGTACTTCATTTTTCTTCCTCCTTATCAATTTCGTTTTCAATTCTTTCAATAACCCCCTGGACATGTGAGGGCATCGCACGTTTGAATTCAAACCTAATCAAGTGATAGATTATCCGGAATGCTTTATTCTTCGGGTATGCTATAATCAGGTTCTTGAATGCATTCTGAAGATAGACATACGAAAAGACATACGTGATAGTCTTAATCACAATGAGAGCACTGTCACCATCTCCTATTGAGTTCATAAAGATAAATATCACCTCAATAATAATCAGGTATAAGAGCAACTCTGCAAGTGCATTCTTAAACTTACCCCACTTAAAGTTCTTGCACCGAACAATACTCACTCCATCGGCACGCATACCGCACCAGATATTAAAGGCAAACATCACTGCCAAAGCTATAAGGAAGCCTTTGGTGGGTGTCAGATACGCTAACATCGAACTAAATAACGACACGCATATCACCCGAATTTGGTCTAATGTCAATAATCTATCCATTCTCAAATATTATCTAATTATTAATATTATCTTTGCAACATGACCGTTAAGGTCACATAGTAGTTTTGTTCATCCCGCCCAGCTTGAGAAAGTAGGACGGGAATTTTTATATCAGGACAATCAACACCCCTGCATACGCACATACGAATGCCGCCATCTCCACCCAGAACAACCACTTGCGGTATTTGAGCATGACAATCCCGGCAACTGGAAAAGTAGTAGCAGGCAGCCACCACATTTCTGACAGACAGAGCCAGAGGATAGCCGCAATGCCGCTGATGGCGGTTCCGGTATAGTGCACCCTGCCTTGGAACTCCTCCTTAAACAACGGTGCAGAACCTACGAACATGAGTCCTCCACATGAGAGGAATGCGAGGAACTGCAAGTTCCCGGAAGAGCACTCCAGCCACACCGGCATCAAGAGCATGGCAGGAATAATCATAGCCATTTGGAACAACCATGCCGGACGGTTCCGCTTTTTCAACTGATAATAAGTATCAGAGAGTGACCAAGGCACTCCACACACTCTCACCGCATACACTATGTACATAGTGAGGAATATCAACGATATAAGGTATAAGTAAATCATATCATTATTGATTAAGGTTAAACACTAATTTATCAGGATAGCCGGAAGTATAGTCGTAGGCTTCTACCTCTTCTTTCGTGGCAAGTGCTTTGACAGCAGCTATGTGCTCCTGCGTAGCATTGTAGGAATCCAGAGCATAGAGTTCCAAAGCAGCAAGCATCTGCAAGGCAAGAGGAATAGGTATCACGTACTTCATCGCATCATGCCATAACACAGTCGTTTCTTTCCCTGCTGTCTGCTCGATAGTGATTGAATTTACAAGACCGACACGCGTATCTTTATCAAGCCACATCCGCTTTCCGCCCAACAAGAACTGATTAACAGCATCCGATTGGTCATACTCGGTTATCTGAGAGATTTTCAGGCTTTTCACTTCTTCGATTGTAGGTTCATAGGGAGACCTTAGCACACAATCAAACACTTCTTTTATAGAAGCTGACGAATTAGCATTATAGAACGCTTCTTGTTCCTCGTTTAGTTTAACCCACTTACCATCAAGGTAATCTTCATAGGTTGTACCTACTTCATAGTTATCATCAAGCTCAAAATCGAGGTTAATAACTTTACTTACTGAATCGATATTTACATATAACATAATCTCTGTTTTTAAATTACTTACTTATTGCAATCATATAAGAACTATTAATCCCAGACAGTGCCAATGAAAAAGTGTTCCCATAATCAGCAGACCTATATAATGCAGAACCATTTATACAATAAATATATTTACCATTGGAGGACATTACAAACTGGGTTGCATCATCCATACCAACCAGTCTGGTAAAACTCCTACCAAAATCGCGGGATATCCAATTTCCTTGACTACTACCATATATCAGTATAATATACTTTCCTGTATGGGACACACATATCTGAGTGGGTATATAGTAGTTATTAATCTCAGCTACAGAAATCCGGTCTACTGTATCCCAATCATCACAATGTACCCTAAAGATGCCATTATAATCAAGAGAAGCACTTTTAAAAGAATAGAAGATATACTTACCATCACCACTCATCACCATATCATTTAATTTATTACTAGTTGAATATGGGTACTCTATTTGTTTTGACAGTTTCAAAGTCAAACTATAATCATTAGAACCATGCATAAATGAATCCCCGGCAATTACTATATATCTGCCATTCCTTGATACAGCTAATTTATGCATTTTATAATCAACATTTAACCAGTTTCCCTCAATGATAGTGTTCGTTTGAATATCAATTTTACGTAAATATTGATATTCACCTAATACAAACAGGGTGTTTCCGTCTTTAGTAATATCCATCCCTGTTATATCTTCAAATAAAGTATTGGGTTTAATGAGATTAGTGGTAACTAAACCATCTCTCGAAACATATATATTATTTATACTACCGCGAGTAGCTACAAATACATCACCTGTATCCTCTAATATAGCAACTGATGCAGACAGATAGATAAAATTACATTTCTTCTCAGTAAAGCTCAGACCATAATCTGTAGAAAAGAATTGTTTACCCATATATATGGCTGCTACATATTTCCCACTTTTAACGCCTGAATCCGCTCTTCTTTGTATAATACTCATAATCGTTATTCTTTCATTTTTACGGATATAGAGTACGCACCTGCTGCATAGCACCAAATGCTAATCTCAAAAACATCTCCCGAAGCAACACTTAGCGATGAGCCTGACATCGAAGTGTACGCACCACTATTAGGTATAGGCTGAATAAAAGTTGCCATTGCTTTACATCTAATATATAAGTCTTGCCCTACTGACATACCACTTGCGACAGACAGATTTGTAGCAGAAGCAAGGGTAGCAACGATACTTCTCTTTGATACAGGCAAAGAAGCAAGGGTTGTAACCGTATTGACACCCGTGACGGTCGGGTCTCCAACACCCTGAGGACCTTGTGCACCCGTAGCACCCTTCGCACCAGCAGGACCGGTAGCCCCCTGTGGTCCGGTTGCACCCTTCAGATTCTTGAAAGCAAAAGCAAAGGTTCTTGCAGATGCCGTTCCACCTGCAGTGACCGTTACAGAGGGAGTACCGATATTCGCATCAACTGTAGCAGTCGCTCCCGTAATAGTGGCATTGACCCCAGCAGGTCCAGTTGCACCTTGTGGACCAGTCGCACCGGTAGCTCCTTTAGCTCCGGCAGGACCTGTCGCGCCTTGAGGACCGGTTGCACCAGTGGCACCTTTCAAGTTTTTGAAGGCAAAGGCAAAGGTTCTTGCAGAAGCAGTACCACCAAGAGAAACTGTTACTGCAGGAGTACCGACATTGGCATCCACTGTAGCGGATGCACCGGTAATGGTTGCGTTTGTTCCAGCAGGACCAGTGGCACCGATTGCGCCTTTTGCACCAGTATCACCCTTGTCTCCTTTATCGCCCTTTGGACCTTGTATTCCCTGTGCACCAGTGGCACCGGTTGCCCCAGTAGCTCCTGTTGCACCTCTTGAAGGTTTACCTGTATCGGTAGTCCCAAGATACCAATTACCATTCGAACCAATCGTAGGTGTCGTTCCGGCAGGACCTGTCGCACCAGTTGCACCTTTTGCACCAATAGGACCGGTAGCCCCTTGCGGACCAGTATCCCCTTTGGGACCTTGAAGACCGGTTGCTCCTGTATCCCCCTTAGGGCCAGTAGCACCAGTATCGCCCTTTACTCCTTGCGGTCCTGTTGCACCAGTATCACCTTTTATCCCCTGTGGACCTTGTACACCTTGAGGACCTCGTGCTCCTGTATCCCCTTTCTCTCCCTTATCGCCTTTCTCTCCTTGTAATCGCCCCTGACTTTGCCAGTCACCGTTATACCATGCGTAATATGTGTAGGGTAAAGCTGCACCCACAGCATAGAAACCGCTACTACCGGAACCATCAGGAACAGCAGCTTTCAAGGCGGCAAGTGTATCATATTGTCCAAGAGGAGTGAACGTATCTCCCGGCTTACCTTTAACATAAATATCCGTCTTTACGTACTTTTTAGTGGACTTCTCCCATTGGTATACATAGTGGTCCGTCCCGATATAGGTAGGATGTTCTGCCGTGTCAGTAGCGTTTGCAGTGGCCGTTTCCGAATTCTTCTTGAGGGTAGCAAATTCAGTAACACGGTTACCTTCTGCAGTTACACGGCCGCTTTCAGCATTGACGCGTACACTCTCGGCTATCTGACGGCTTGTTTCTGCACTCTTACGCACATCCTCAGCTGTAACGCGGGCATTCTCTACAGTAACACGCCCGTTTTCAGCCGTCACACGGGAACCTTCTGCAGTAACGCGGTTCTTTTCAGCATTGACACGGCCTGTTTCATTTGTCTGCCGGATAGACTCAGCACCAGCCCGCGTAGTCTCAGCATTTTTACGTTCATCTTCGGCACTGATACGTTTGGATTCAGCATCAGCACGTCCGAACTCAGCAGTAGCTCGGGCAGTCTCGGAAGCCTGTCTGGTAGTTTCAGCCTTGCCCCGTTCTGTCTCGGCTGTTTTCCGGGTACCTTCGGCCGTCACACGATCTTTCTCCGAATTGATACGCGTAGCTTCAGCAGATGCGCGGGTACCTTCAGCAGAAACACGCTTTGTTTCCGCATCCTTACGCAGGTTCTCCGCTGAGACACGTCCTTCTTCGGCTTTACGCAGTTCTTCGGCAGCTTCCTTGGCAGGAGCAGACAACAGTTCCAAAGGAGCTTCAACAACCGACTCGTCCATACCAGAAAGACGAAGTGCGGGCAAGCTCACTATGTCATCCAGTGAATCGGCTACCTCGACATCACCAACACCTTGGGAACCCGTAAGGAGAGCTTTCTTTACCTCTTCTACAAGCTGGTTAAACTGATTTGAATCTAATACCATATGGTTTGAATTGATTTTAAACGGTTAATTACCACTCAGCTGGTTAATTATACTGCGCTTCACCGCAGCTATTAGCCGGGAGTTTTTGACTACAAGTTCTAAAGCCCTGCAATACTGGTCCGGAATCTCCACCGCATCAGTCGAATAGTAGATTTTCTTTGCCAAATCTTCAAAGCCGATATCCAGAAGAATACTTCCGTTATACATCATCTCGTTACCGACCGTCTCGGCTGCATCGAAGGTTTGTTTTCCACCTTCAAAAGAGGTCTGTGCCTCGATCTGTCTAAAATTGATTTTCATATTCTATAAATTATAATTAAACTATCCACAATAAAAGAAGAACCAGCTACTACCATCAGAAACCAACATCATGGAGTACGTTCCTGTAAGTTTGTAGGTATTATTCATCTCCCAACCGTTAGGAGCTACGAACGGTCCATTTGTAAAAGTGACACTACCGGCAGTCTGCTTGACATAATAAACCTTCCCGGGACAAGACGAAGGAGAAGGCATTGTCATGGTAACATTCACATTGCTGGTAAAGCGCAGGAAGTCATCATGCACATTGACACTACCGGATGCTGTGATAAAGCGTGTATTGACACCACGTGTCGACACAGGCGCATCTATCTCTAAAATACGGGAAGAAGGAGTAGTCAACTTTCCATAGATCATCATATCACCGGCAAAACTACATTTGTCACCAAAGTAGCACTCACCGGCAGATACATGTATGGCTTTGTTGCGGCCTTCAATTGCAGCAGAGATACTGAGGACGGCAGGAGATGTGGAATACCCGGGTTCACCTTCCTTAAAGCAATAAGGCCTGATGGTGAGCATGTTCAAGTATTTATTCTCCATGACGCCATGCATATAATAAGGCTTGCTTAATGAGAACTGGCTGGTCTCATCGGTAAAATCAACTAACTGGCTGTTCGGATTGGTAGATATACCGCTACTGTGCAAATACAAATCACTGCCTATCCGACCGCTGGAAGCGTTGATAGTGCCGTTAAAGGTTCCATTATTAGCAGTCATGTTATTCACAACAACATCACCGGAAGCATCCCAGGTGATATTACTGTTGGCAAGGTATCCAGAGTTATTGTTGCCTAAATACCAAGAACCGTTTTGGTTATATATTGAACCGTCAGCACCGAGCACAACATTATTTTTATGAATAGAATCAACGTCTATGATCCAACCTGCAAGATTGCCGTCAGTGGCGGTTATACTTCCACTGAATGTACCTCCTTTACCATGGAAAACACCATTACTATCAATGTAGAAAGGGTCAGTAGGCTTATTGACATTCTTGACTGAAATGGTATTCAGGGTAAGGTTGCCATCTGTATCGACTATGAACTTCCCGTTGATGATGGTCTTTCCGGTAAAGTTTATCTTATCAGCCTGAATCGTAGCATTGGAAATCAGGTTACCAGCTTCATCCTCTGTGATGAACGCACTTATTTCAGCCCGTCTGACTATTTCGCCATACGGGTCAACCTTCTGGGCAAACACAGTAGCAATATTGCTTTCTGTCACTAAACCGGCTCTGTCGATGTTGGTGATATTACCTTTGGAATCGAAAGTAATCTTCTGTACAAACTGGTCAATCCGGTTACTTGTCTGGCTGATAGCGGATGAATGTTCTTCTACCGTACCTTTCAGACTGTTGGTTGCAGTAACCAGACTATCAATCTTTTCGGCCGTCACATGGAAGCTGCCTTCATGCTTGTCCAAGCCACCCTCTACGCTTGTTACCCTCTGTGTTATCTCCCTGATGGACTGCTGGAACTCACTGAAAGTTCCACCGGAACCATCCCCGACAATACCTCTGATAGAATCAACCTCTATCTTTAAAGTAGAATACTTACCGGTGATATCGGTTACGTTAGCAGAAATACCACTGACTGTCTGGGTGAGCTTTGAGTAGTTGGTCCCCTGTTCGGTTATGTCCGCAACTATACCCTCTATCTTCTGGGCAGTCACATGGAAAGAAGCTTCATGAGAAGTTAACCGGCCGTCAATAGCATTCACCGTAGAGATGGTAGCCCATAACTTGTTACCGTCAGCAGTAGTGATCCAACCTGCCGACTTGATGGTATTATTGATAGTATCGGTAGCAGATACCATTGCATCTATCTTTTCAGCAGTCACATGGAAGCTGGAAAGATGCTTTGTCAGCTTACCATCAAGGTCAGCTATAGATGATGAGAAATCTGCACGTAATCCACGGGCGGATAAATCAATGGCTGAAGTATAAGCTTCCGTTATACGACCCTCGGTATTTGTCAGGTCTTCCGTAAACTTCGCTTCAAGATTACGGGCAGTCAGAAGGAATTCACTGTGATACTCTTCAAGCTTGCCGGCCGTGCTTCTGATTTCGTCAAGGTTCGCCTGAATCTTCTTGTCTGTGAGTTCGAAACGCATGTTGAACTCCTCGCGCAAGTCGGCAAGAGCGTCATCGGTAAGAGTCAGTGAATAGACATAGATGTCACCGGTGAAAGACATGTAGAAATCACCGGTACCGTTCCACTTGCCGGTTATCTCCATCTGCTTGAATTCAGTACCGGGATACAGGTCCTTTGAGAAGGAAATCGGGGTATATTCTTCGAAGCCCGTCTCATTCTCATCATTGAAATGAACGGTAAGAATACCGGGACGCTTCACCAGATACTTGAAAGAGACGGTGAACTGCCGGGGGCGCTTGAGTTCGTCGAAAGTCTCAAAATCCGGATGGCGGTAAAAGTTTGAATTAACCTGCTCGATATAGCTGTTCTTTAAGCGCAAGACACTTTTTGCACCCTCGCTTACAATATCGGCGAAAGACTCCTTGTTCGCATAGAAGTTGCTATTGAAGTACAGCAATCGACCATCTACACGGAAGATACGTATGTTGCTGCTACCAGTCCAATACTGCATATCTGCGGCAAAAGACGCATTGTTCAGGTAGTTGTCAAGGGCATTGATTTCATCGCGCACGGAAGAGATTTCAGACTTTATCAAACCTTCAATGACGGTAAACATCGTTAGAATATCCTCACCGGCCATGGTAAGAAAACGCCCCTTAATTTCGACTCCACCTTCCGGAGTATATTTGATGTAAGTGCTTTCGTCACGGGCACCGATATAAGAAGTGCCATACACCTTCATGTAGGCGTGACCGGTGGACTTGTCAAGCCCGAAGGAAATGATGTCCTTCTCTGTCAGGTTGAAATCATTGATACCAGCGTAGAAGGTGATAGATGGGGATATCTCGTTAGTGGATGACAGAACAATCGCACTTTGAAGGTCCACATCTGTACGGTGTCCTAAACCGATAATGTCATCACCTGCTTGGGGGATATCGCTTCCCCCGTCACAAATAGTCTTGGAAAGGTCAATATAATCACGCCCCACCTCCATGACCTCACGCCAGTAGTAGCGGTTGGATGCATTAAGGGTGGTACCGTCAACAATGTTGCATTCCTTGGCCTGCGCCAGCGAACCAACACTGAATTCGTTCGCAATTGCTTCCCCTTCCTGCTCGGCAAGAAAATAGCATCTGTAGACATCTTTCAGCTCTTCTACACGAATACACTTCATTCCAGCGTGGGTGATAATCTGTTCACCGCCGACATGCGTAGCTTTCTTAACTTGTAATTCTTCAAAGACTGCCTTTATCTTCACATACAGACGGTCAACAACAGCTTGGGAAGTGCCGTCTTCGCGTACTGTGATACCACTGCCGTTCTTACCAATCAATAGTCCCTTGAGGAACGTGATAATCTCTTCCGCCACATCGGGGAAGTCCTTCCTCAGAAACATCCTGAGTGTACGCAAGGCAGAGAATACATTGAAGTTACTTGCGGCCGTAGCGTCGTTAGTTTTAATAACGTAGATATTACTCCCTCCAGAACCGGTGAAAGTCTGCCCTTTGAAAGTCAACTCTTCGACTTGCGTTTCAATATCGGAAAGGCGGGAATAGGCAGCACTTTCACCGATGGTATATTGTGGGGAGTCGTAAGGTAAATCCAGCTTGATTTCAAAGCCGATGACACGGGACAAGCGCCCGTCCTTGAAGTAGGCGGGGTTGACAAGGTTAATTCTCTGACCGATATCAAAGCTATGATTGATTTGGTCATCATGCACCCAAATGGAGTTGAGGGTAGCGGTATAAGTACCATCGTCAATGCAGGTCTTTGCTACATATTTCTTGGCGGCGGCAAGTAGTTCCTGTTCGGCGGTGGCAACTAAACCCAGTTCGGCTATCTTCTCGGCATTCCAACCACTAAGGACGTATTTATCACCTTCTTCAGGAAGAAGAATTTCATCCGGCAAGGGACGGCCGTAGTCTTCGTTCTGTACAATCTCCCAAAGCTGAGCGTCCGGGTTGAATGTGCCGTCGTCGTTCTTTTCGGTCAAGCCAAGAGGATTGAAAGCAACTCCGAATTCCATACCATTGAGCTTGCCGGATTCGAACCTGATTTTGAGTTCCTGACCTTCAAGGATGTATTCCTTTGAGAAGTTGATTCCGGTATCGGTAAAGCGGTAAAAGGTAGCTTTCGTCTTAGTACCGTCTTCATTGTCTACCTCGCTTTCGTAGGAGCTTACATCAGTGATTTCACCTACTCTTTTAGGGTAGATGTCGTCAAATACAACAACAGCTTCAATGGCTTCAAAGTCACTCATGCCCTCATAGGCATCCACGTATGGAGTGCCTGCCGGAAGCATAAGGCGCTTCTGAACGATACCATTAACAACAGTACTCTGGTCTACCGGGCGATAGTTGGTAGGGATATTTCTTGTTGAACCGAATGCGTAGATACGGGTGGCATAAGTACCCTTGCTGTCACTCCGGCTCATGTCCTTGGCTTCCTTATCCAGTTCTATCTTAACAGCGTCGGAGAACTCACACCTACCAAAGTTAATGACATGGTCCGTTACCCAGCAGTCACAGCCCCATTGGTCAGCCATAGAGAACATGGCATCAATGAGGTTCATGTTCTCATAGGTCATCAGCTTGGAAGACCTCTCTACACTGCTGTCAATGGAAAACTCAAAGTCCTTTCCCTCGTACTTATAACCAAGAGCTTTCAAATTACGAAGAAATACACCCATCTGGATATCCAGTGAAGCGGTAAGGGACCAAGACGCTTCCTGCCCTCCACTCTCCGGGGTGTACTTGAATATCTTTGTTTTCCATTGCCAATAGTAAGCATCCAAACGAAGCTCGTAGTCATACCCTCCGGTGGATGCGTTGTAGGTCGGATAGGACAAGTCTACTATCTGATAGATTTTAGCCAGTTTCCCACCCATAGAGGCATCGAAGACACCGCGCAGGTCTACGTAATCACCTACTTGGAAATCGATTGGATGCAAAGTATTAAAGGGAAGCACAACATAGTCCTCCTTCATCAAAGAGAACCTACCTTTTGCACCGGGATTGATACCGGTTGAAAAGCGAGTATTGCCTTGTATGTCCTTAATATCTATCATAACTACAAATGTCGGAGATAAAAAAAAGAAGCCCTAAAATTTAGAGCTTCCATACACGACAATGAATTTAATGTCGTAAATTAGCCTCTAATGCTCGGATTCGGCTCGCAGAACTTACTTGTTATCTTACCGAACGTCCGGTCAAGACTTTGGGCATAAGATACGCTTTTCCCAAGATAGACTAGGTGATAGATATCACTGCTATTGTCCGGTACTTGGATATCAACCGCCCCTTTGTAGAGTTCCTCGGAAAAGGCCTTCTTCTTCCTTTGGTAATCCTCTGGAGAGCTACCTTGTATTGTAAACGTCAGAGCCAATTCGCGTTCATCCAGCTTGGGCGACTTTACCACCACTTCTTTTCCATGTTCCAGTCGGGATTTATTTTCAATGAATTCCTTCAGAGAAACCGGTGCACCCAGTACATCAAAGAAACTATTACCCATTCTCACACCCCACTCTTTAAGAGCATCTTTGTTGTTAATTATCAACTCGGCCATATCTATAAGTTTTTAAAGGTTCTTTAAGTTCCGTTTAATCTCATCGGTGCCAGCAAGTATCTTGGGGCTGTTCTTCGCAAGTATAGCTGAGTTTTCCACTATATCCCTACGAGCAATATTACCCTCCACTTGGAATGTCCTCATCTCGTCTACAATCCTTTCCATACTGGAAACCTTTTCAGTCAATACCTTTATATCTTCTGTCGGAAATACAACATTTATCTGGGACTGATAGCTATTAGTGATGATTCCTCTTGTCTTATCAACGAAATTGGGCGTACCAGACATTAAGGCAGGAATATCATCGTTTGTAATGTCTATCAATGACAGTCTTTTGTCGATGGATGATAATAAGCCAGTTTGTTGAACAGCTTGATTCTTGATTTCTTCTCCGGCAACCTGCAAAGCCGTAAAACGCCCGTTAAGCTCTTCGCCGGTGTCTTGTGACATGGCTTCAAAGCCTTTGGAAGATGCCTGCTGTGAAAACATGGTTCCAAAGAACTGGTTGATAGCATCCACTTCCTTCTTCATGTCATCAACCATAGTCTGTTTCATGGAGTCAAGGAGCTGCTTTTCTTCGGAAGTCAGGTTGTCATCTCCCATGGCACGTTGCCATTCGTTGTACCACTTCTGCATCTGGGGTTTGAAGTTCTCCACATACATGGCTTTAATGAGAGCCTTACGCATGTACTCGCTCATGTCGTCGGAGATATCCTCGGCGGTGGCTTCAATATCATAGAGGGAGTTTAGTATGCCATCAGAGAATGACTCCCATTCCTGCTCTGCCTCATTCCTTGCATTCTCAGCCTCTTGTGCGGCTTCTTCGGCACGCTTTATTGCACCCGTATCAAGAGATGGGAACAAAGCATTAGCAGCATCCACGATATCAACACCGGCTTTCTGAATCTCGGCTATCATTTCGTCCAAGGTCTTACGCTCGGCGGTATCTATGGCACCGTCCTTCATAAACTCGGTGTATTTGTCATACCAAGCCTGAATCTGAGGTTGGAGCTGAGCGGTAAACATAGAATCAACCAAGGCGTTACGCATGTACTGATAAATATTGTTGGCTACATCCTCGGCAGTGGCTTCCGCATCATACAATACGTTCTTGATACTGTCAGAGAAAGATTCAAAGGCTTTCTTGACTTCTTCGCCCGAATCCGTCCAAGCATCGCTGATTTCTTTTGCTGCATCTGATACTTCCTTGCTCAGCTCGTCAATGTCAGTCTTGATATTGGCACGCTCTTCATCAGTTACAAGTCCATCGGCGGAATACTCTTTCCATTTCTCCCAGATAGCTTTGGTACGAGGTTCGTACTGTTCGATATACATTGCCTCGATAAGCTCTTTGCGCATGGATTCAGCAATGTCCTTGGCGACGGACTCGGCTGTCACTTCTGCATTGTACAAGGAGTTTAATATACCATCAGAGAAAGACTTGAATTCCTCTTCAAGCTCCTTCTTTAGGCTGCTCTCAGTGATACCGAGAGTATCGGATAGAATGTCTTTGGCGGTCGTAATGTCGTTAGCCAGTTTCTCAGCTTCACTTCTCAGTGCGTTACGTTCAGCATCGGTTATATCACCGTCAAACATGGCTTCCTGAACCTTCTTATAGAATTCCTCTATCTGCGGTTGGAAGGTATCGGCAAACATCTTGTCAACCATCTGTTGACGGATGTATTCAAAGGTATTATCTGTCACATCTTCGGCGGTAGCTTCGATGGAGGACATTGCAGACTTCACGTTATCAACGAATGACTGTAGGTCTTCGGCATCCTTCAGTTTGTCAGCGAAGATACTGTTCACGCTCTCAACGCCCTTCATCATCTGTTCAATGTACTGGTCTACTTGGGAGCCAAGTTGCGCCATATCACTCTCTGATAATCCGTCTGCTGAGAGGTCTTCAAAGGTCTTGTATAGTTCTTCCATCTTGCTCTTATACTCCTTTTCGTACAGAGCATTTATCATGGCTTGACGGAAGTAGTCATAGATATTATCGGAGACATCTTTAGCTGTCACGTCCAAAGAAGTTAGAGCACTTTGCATATCACTGACAAATGATTCAAGAGCCTCTTTGGCAGAATCTGAAGTAGAATCAGACCATCCAAACATTTTCTGATAATTTTCCCATTCTGCCTTAGCTTCTTCAACGATGTCTAAATAATCTTGTTTGGAAGCCTCCATCTCTTCTGGTGTAAGCTTTTTATCGCTTTCTACGCTTTTGGCAAAATTAGTATACCACTCTTGGAGCTTCTTATCATATACACCGGTCATCATTATTTCAAGCAGAGCATTTTGCATCATCTCCTCAAAGTCCTCAGCAAACGCTTCTGCATTATCCTTCATTTCAAGCAATGAGGTACGAAAGTTGTCTTTTACCGAATCAAAAGATGTAGAAGTAAGTTTTTCATAATAGGCATTCTGAAGTTCCTCAAGTTCTTTGTAGTATGATATATAAGAATCCATGTATTGAGCGGCATCTCTATATCCATCATCGGCTGAATTCTTAATTTTAGTATATAAGTCTGTGGCTTCTAATGCAACTTTCGCCATCTGCTCACTCGTTAAATTCCAGAAATCACTGGCATTATTAACTGTATGCCCGACAACACCACTAATGCGTGCCCAGTCGCTTGAAGACATGGCATTATTTATTTTCTTATTTGAAGAATGGCTACCTCCCATACCTAAGAAACCATTGCTATAAGCTTCTGCACTTCTTCGCATCATTTCTTGGGTATTACGCATCTGTTGCTCCAAATTGGACTTCTGTTGGTTATACACTTCTGTAGATTCCACAACAGAAGTAGATTCCATTTTATCAGCAAGATTGTCAATAGCCATTTCCAAGTCTTGATTGGATTGAGTAAGATTCTCAATATCTTTTTGTAATTGTGGGTCACTTTCACCACCAAAATCAAGTCCTGTCCACCCGAACACAGTATCCCATGCGCCATAAGCCGCATTAAAAATAGAGTCAAATATATTTCCTAAAAAGCCGTCAAGGCCTTGCTCGCCAATGGAATCTAATGCAGAAAATACCGCACCGATAATCCCTCCTATCTTCTTTCCAGATTCAGAGAAAGTATCAGCAAGCGTTCCCGCCAATTGTCCAACCTGTGACAGAGACATTTGGGAATTGCTGCCAAGGTCTGTTATTACATTGGCTAAAGTAGCAACGTTACTTGTCGCTTTCTCGGCTGATTGACTTACATTTGTTTGTGCATTCTGAACACCTTTTTCTGCATTGTTTTTTTTGATTAAAGCAGCCTCTTGTTCGCTCTCTGTACCGTTTTTGAGGGCATCATTATATTCTTCCTGAGCCTTAATCAGTTCTTCTTGTGCAATACGGAGCGCATTAAGTTGCTCCGGCAAACCTCCCAATAACCCTCCTTTATCAATTAAGGTCGTTTGTATCTTATTTAACGATTCATCAATGATTTTCTTTTGGTCGATATCCATTGATTGGTATTCCTGACTTTCCCTAAACTCTTTGAGTTGTTTTTTAATCTTATCAAGACTTTCCTTGGAGGCATTGCTTAAGTCTCCGAATACCATCTCCCAATTAATCTCTTGCTTCAATTTATCTACTTTGAGAGAAGATATAGCTTCATCCCATTGCTTTTGAAGAGTATTTTTCGCTCCAAGGCTAGTCTCCTTGTTAATAGCATCTTGAAATTTTTTATCAATTGCAGCTTTTTTCTGAGAGAATGTTCCATAGTCTATAAGATATTTGTTCATAGCATCCTCACGCTCTTGCCATTCATCTAATCCTTGTTTAGTTTCTGTATGAGCTACAATCTTATCCCATGCTGCAATGATTTCGTCTACGTTAACAGTAGAAGCATCAAATATCTTTTTTACATAACCTTTGGACTGCTTGGCTTTTAAATCTTCTTTGGCATCGAAGATTTCTTTTTGGGCTTGTATTTCAGCACGAATATAGTCTTCTTTCTGACGCTTGAGGGCTTGTATCTCCTTCTTGTTGTTCAAATCACGCTGAGCCTTTTCTTTTTCATAGCCATCAGCCTTCGCATCAATCTTTGCTTGAGCTGCTTGGTTTTCCAAATCCTGCTGTTGACGCTGACGTTCAAGGGACTGCTTAGATTCGAGTTGAAGAACTTTTTCATTTTGGGAGCGGAGCATCTCTTGTTCTTTACGGAGTTTTTCGACTGCGGATTCTTGCTTGGAAGTAGAATCATAAACTTTCAGTTCCGTTTCTGCTTCTGCTTTAAGTTTTATAGCTTGCTTATATTTGTCGATAATGTCTTGAGGAATTCCTTTAAACTGACCTGCATTCATCATTTTTCTTTGAGAGGATGCGATGGAATCTAAGGCTTCTTCGGCATCTTTCTTTTGATTAGTCCAATGTTCCTTATTCTTGATGATAACTTTCTTATCATCTTTTTCTTTTTGCTTGCTAGCCTCTGCTTGTATCTTTTCAATATCAGCTACCACCTTTTTAGCCGCTTCAAGTTTGGATTTTGCATCTGATAATTGAATCTCATATTGTCCTGAATATGTACCTCTCTTAGAATCCGCAGCAATTAATGCATTAATTTTATCAACTTCTTTTTGAGCCAATACAACGCTCGTTTTAGCCCCAACAATCTCCCTTCTATCGGCCGCTTTATTGATTTGTTTTAACAAAGAAAGTTGATCCATTAATTTAATCTTCTCAATATCCATATTTTTAAAAACTTCCGGCAATATTCCCTGAAGTTTTAAATAAGCATCAGCTTTTTGGTATTGAGTAGATGTTTCATCTCTGATTACGCTAAGCAATTCACTTATTTTATTCTTTAGACTCTCAGAAGCATTTTTCATCTGTTCCATTGATTCAGCAGCAGTGCGAACTGTCTTTTCAGCATAAGTTGTATGGTCAGCTAATGTATATACAGCAACACCCAATGAAACAACAGCCATACCAACTGCTACATAAGGATTCATTGCGAGAACCTTGTTATATGCAACTTGGGCAATGGTAGCAGCTTTAGTTGCAGTAATCTTTGCCCATATAGACTTCACAGAACCTTGTTCAACAATAGTATTTATCAGTAACCCAGCTCGATAAACACCGTAAATTTCGATAAGAGCCAATACACTCTTACCTATAATGTCATAGTTCTTAACGATAGTATCGACAGCAGATATACTTCCAGAAATCAAACCTTGATTAGCAAGTCCAATCTCAGCCAAAGCAGTAGTTATTGTGTCTTCAAGATTTGACATTTGTCCTTCAATCGTCTTTGAGATTGCCTCCGTAGAACCTTCTACGCCTTTTATTGAGCCAAATTGTTCAACAGCTTTCATTACAGATTCAACCGTTCTGTCACATTCAACTGTCATATCACGGAACGAGAGTTTAACCTTATCCCCTTCCGTTTGGACGCGAACACCGAACTCTTTCCAACGCTCCGAGTTATTTATATCAAGTATCGCTTCTGTCAGTTGATCGAATGGTTTAGCTACGGTATTAGTGAAATCTCCCATCTTCTTCATGGCATCCATCGAAGGAGTTACACCACGATTGACAAACTTTATAAAGTCATCAGTCAGCTCATTTAGTTGAAAATTTGTCTTTGCAGCAAAACTGTTTATGTCTGATAGGTATGTTTTCGCCTTTTCTGAACTACCATTTAAAGCGTTGGTTAGAACAGATTCGTATTTCTGAAACATTCCAGCAGTTGAAACTACATTTGAAGCAACTTGTTTCAGCATGGCAATTCCACCAATAGCAGCAAGCGTCTTTTTAAACGAAACTCCTACACCCTCATTGACATTAATAACAGCCTTACTTTCATCCTTGAACAAAGCGTATTCATCCTTTAGAGCTTTGGTGGATAATCTTGCAAGAGCCTGTTGTGATTGTAATTCACCAAGAGCATACTTTTGTTCTCCTAATGCTGCCTTTGCACGGTTTAATTCGTCCGATAAAGATTGTCTTTTAGGGTCATACTTTCCTAATTTCTTATATTGATCCGTAAGCATTGAGACATCATTCTGTGTCTCACGTATGATATTCTTCTGTTTAATGATTTCTTCGGATAGGGAATTAACAGCTTTTTCACCATCATAAATGCCCTTCTTAAAATCATTTTCCATAGTCGCCCCGGCTTTGGCGGCTCCCGAAATAAGGATATTCATTTTCTTAGTACTTTCCCCTAATTGAATATTTAACTTTTTAAATGTATCAGGGGATTGAGTTGAATCCATAGAAAGAAGCGTTTGTTTCAACTTTTCTATCTCTGTCCTTAATCTTACAACTTCTTGCCAATCCGAAGCCACACGAAATACGAGCTTTCCCATTTTATTCTGATTTTTAATTATTTACTATTCAAAATTACTGTATATCCAACCTTTTCCAGAATTTTCTTTCATCAAATTCGTGACAACAGACGAAAGGTTGCATATTTCTTGTTTTACATGAGAAATGTACTACAATTTACCAATTTTTACTGGTCTTTATTTCCTACGAAAAAGTCACAATTAGTCAATTGTGATAAAATAATTCGCAAGGTAGAAATTGACAGTCTATTTTGCTATTTACAAGATTGCAAAAGCACGACAATGGAAATATTGTCGTGAAATAATTGGGAGTGATTAGATTTCTTGGTAGTTTTGCGTATTGTATAATTAAAAAATCTAAATAGTATGGAAGATATGCTCACTTTTACAGGATGGATAGTAATCATCTTTGGTATTCTACAAATCATTCTTTTCTTCAAGGTATGGATTATGACAGATGACGTTAGTAGGATAAAAAAGAACTTAATTGATGGTACAGACGCTTCTCTTGAAACAGCTAAAAAAGAAATCATGTTAGGACATTCTGATAAAGCATTTGAAATTTATAATAAATGTTTTATAAATGATATTGTAACATTGCATAAAGAAACTCGAACTGCTGGTATGAATTCAGAACCTGCAAAAGATGCCTATGAAGCAAAATATCAAGAAAAATGCCAATTATATAAAAATGAAATATCTAAATTGGGAAACAGCTATTCTATTGATTTTACGCGCTTTGATAATTTTGACAAAATAGATAAAATTATGTCATAACAATAAAGGGTGAGAAATCACCCTTTATTCATTTGTAGTTATTCATTTCAACTTTATTTGCCCGTTAGCATATTCTTTTCTCTTATATAAAAAACTATTATCACCCGTTGTTAATGCGTGCTTAATCCATTTTGTTATATACTCAACTCCAAATTCTCTATATCTTGACATTAGTGTATCAGGAATCATATTTATGCGAATTGCCCAATCGTGTATGGTTAAAGACAAGCCATTTATGGTTATAAAAGAATCTGCGTTTTTCATTCGGACATTCTCACTTAGAGTAAGCCACCTGCAATTTAATGGTTCATAGTTGCCATTAGCATCTATTCGATCTATAGTTAAATCGTCTTGGTAACCGTTCGCCATAGCCCAATTATAGAACATCTGAAAATCATATCGCCATTCATCACACATTACAACACCCTTCCCACCATAATTTTTATATGCAGGTCTTTTAGGGTTATAACAACGTTCTTTGATTTTAGACCATATATTGAAAATACGAGTATGCGACTGCCCATGAGTTGTGTTAGCTTCTTTTATCCTATCAATACCAAAGCATCCACAACTTTCAGCATTACCACTGTGCAAGTTACATTGCCTAACAACCACCTCATTACCACAATCACATTTACAACGCCATAGTGCAACACGATTGCTTGCAAAACCAACGTGTTCTAAAGCCACCAACCTGCCAAATCGCTGCCCTTTCATGTTTTTAATTTCATAAAGTAGACAGCCACAACTTTTAGTAAGACCTCCTCTTAAATTACTTGAACGAACAATAGTAGTATTACCACAATCACATTGGCAAAGCCATTTATCATGCTTATCTTTATCGTTTTTGAGCTTTTCTACCTTCTTGACAGCGACAAGTTTCTTAAATCTCATACCAGATACTATTTTAATTTTTGCTTTCATGCTATCTGTTTTAATTGTAATAAAATAAGAAGTTCTATAAATTTATCTTCATAATAAAGCGGCTGAGTACTTTTGGGATTATTCGGATTTACTTGATTCTCGCCAAAGTTCAACCCGTCACCTGTTATTGACTTGAATTTCTTAGTGCCACCATTGCTTGATGGGCGACTACGCTCAACCATGTAACCTTTCTCTATCATTTTCTGATTGAATACTTGTGCACTGATTGCACATTCATTTTCTTTCAGAAGCTCACCGGCTGATTTAAGAATACCTTTTGATGGTGTGTAATCAGGTGCGGGTAATCCTAAAGGTTCTGCAACCTGTTTAACCAGTGATAATACAGAAGAATCATTTAGATTAAGTAAATTTTTCACGCCTTTTACCCATTCAATAGAGGCTTTGACTTTTGCCGATGTGGGATTGGATAGCTGTTTGGCGTATTCGACTGATTTATGAAAGACTTTACGATATACTTCAAACACATCACGTACTTTCTTTACGATGAAATACTCAAGACATGGTACGGTAAGATGATAATCAAGTTTATTATTACCGCCCCAACTTGCTCCGGCAGATTCCGAAGCAAACTTTTCACCGTCCGGTGAATTCCGGACGGTAATAAAATCGTCATTCTCTATAAAATCTCTTTTCAACGCATCTATGGCTGAATCTCTTCTTGTATATACCAACATCCAGACTTCATCCAGATTAACCGGATATTTTTCACTCGCTTTCGCTAACTTTAAAATAGCGTTGAAATACATCTTTATTTCTTCGCTTGAACTTGATTTTGTTAATTGATTCATAATCTATCATTTATTAGTTAATAATGTTCTGAGTAAAAGGTAGCCCCTAAAGTCGTGCGGGTTACCTTTTGATAATCGTGTTATTTCATCATTGAATCCACTCTACCAGTGATGGTGACTCCAATAATATAGCCTATATCACAAGTACATTCATTCAATTTAGTGACAGCTTCATCTAAGCAATCCCATTGTCCGGCATCCCTTAGTTCTTTTTCATCCATTGTATCCGAAACAATATTTCGAGCTTGGCTGATTAGGCACATTGCTTTCAATAATTCAGAGTGAACAGCCTGGTTCTTTATCTCTTCAATGTTGATTTCAGCTTTCATGACCGTTTATTTTTTATGTGTTAGTACTCTACAAATCACCTTATAAACTTGTGTTTTCTCAAATCTATTCAGAGTTGATATTTTTTCAGCCCCGAATGATAATTCGCCATTTTTGAACTGATATACGTTAATCCGTCCACCTACCGTGTTGTGATGGTATATCTTCACTTCTTGATTTTCAGCTATTAGTGTCATAGTCATTTCTTTTATAGTTACCATTGTTTTACCTGTTCTCTCAGTTCATCATACTTACCATTCATAAGCAATTCGACTTCACGATGAAAGTTTATATCAGTCAAACGATACTCGACCAAAGCACGCTTATAAGTATCGCCTTTTTGATGTGAGTTGATAAGACGCATCATCTGCACACTATCAAGACCATACTTATTCTTACGATTGAGATTTACAGCTCTTCTCTTATCGCTTTCTCTTAATTCAATTGTTGCCATAACTTTATATTTTAATGTTTATACTTCATTCATTTCTATCTTACTTGGATTTCAATCACCGCAATACTGACTACCCATATAACCTTTGCTATTCACATTGTAGCAGTCAAACCAAGTTAAGCTATCAACCTTTGCCGGTTGGTTCTTTCTCTCGTTATGAGCAGCCCAAGCAGCTTCAAGCAAAGCCTTCTGCTTAGCTTCTTTCTCTGCGCGTACCTTCACAGCGTCTTTTTCCCAACGCCAAGCAGCTTGCAAACATTCGCCCCAAGAGCGACCTTTTCTTTGATACTCATTATTATATAATCTATGAGCGTCTTTCATTATTTGGGATAAGTTGTAGCGTTTCATAATTGTATGTTTTAATAGTAAATTATCCAATTCGTTTAATTATCATGATACAAATATACGATTTGTTTAATTAACAAAGCAAGGATTTATAGTTAATATATACTAATCATTAAACATATTGGATATTTTTATATGATTTATTATCCAATTTGTATTTTTATTCCTATTTTTGCTAAATAAACAAATAGTTTAATTGATATGAATTATAGAATAAAAGAAGTATGTCGGCAAAAAGGGCTGATGATGAAAGACCTTGCAGAGAAATTAGGAATGACAGAGGTCGGTTTGTCTAAGTCATTAAATGGGAATCCAACAGTTAGTAGGCTTGAAGAAATCGCAAAAGTTTTGGGAGTAGATTTTATGGAACTCTTTGAGCAGGAAAGCGGAACAATCACCTGCCCCAACTGTGGGAAGAAGTTTAAGATGGAGGAATAGGAGTATGGGAATTGATATAAAAGACGAACTATCCCGGTTTGATACTTTTCTATCCGAAGATGGTAATATTAACATCGTTTTTTCGGGTATATTTGGAATCGGAAAAACCTATTTTTTGAGAAAGTATTTTGAGAATAATGATAAATATATACCGATATATTTAACTCCAATAAATTACATTGTTTCAAGTAACGAGGATATATTCGAATATATTAAAGTTGACATCTTATTTGAGCTAATTCGCGTAGGAGCAAATTTTAAAAAAGAAGAATGTTCTTTTTCATTGGCAACACAAATGTATATATTAGAATCATCTAATAAACTGCTTGCCAATCTTCTCAAAATGACTGAGAAAATAAAGTTTGGAACAGATTTTCTTGAAAAAATCATCAATTTCAAAAGAGAAATAGAAGATTATAAAAAAGACATTTCGATTGATGAAGAGGAAGATGCTATCGGATTCCTTAGAAGCTATACAGAACAATCTGGTACAATATTCGAAGATAATGCTATTACACAATTAATTCGTAATCTGATTAATTCTCTCAAAAATAGCGAAAAGGAAATAGTACTAATAATTGATGATTTAGACAGAATAGACCCAGAACACATATTTAGAATACTAAATGTATTATCTGCCCATGACAACTTCTATGAGACAAACGAGCACAAGTTTGGATTTGATAAAACAATCATTGTTTGCGACATATATAATATCAGAAATATATACAGTGCCAAATATGGTATCGCCGTAGATTTTAATGGTTACATTGATAAGTTTTACAGTAAAGAGGTTTATCATTTTGATAATACAAAAAATATAATCAAATCTGTTATCAATATTCTAACTTCTATTCAATCAAATCAAGATATTGGAATAAATAATACATCTAATTTATCCTACACGCCGTGTGAAGAAATACTTTCATCCTTAATAAAGAGCAAGGCTTTGAACACAAGAACTTTGCTAAAAAACCTCCATAAGACCTATCAAAATAATCGGGTACTAAAAATTGGGAATAGAAGATGCTTAGCTACTAATATATTATCCATCAATATACTCGACTTTATAAGAAGTATGTTTAGTACTTTTAATGATATGAAAACTGCAATTTACAAATTAAGAGAAAGCGATTTGATAATTAGTAATAAAGATAATTTTCTACGTGTTTTTTTAGCATTAGCTGACTATCCCAAAAATCATTTTCATGTTAATAATTATGTAGCTTATGATATTCATTATACAGTTGGGAATGCAATAGATTTTGGATTAATAGACATTGATTACCAGAAGAGTATTACAGAAAAAATAAAAGCGGTAGATTGTTCTGATGTATTAAGAAGTGCTTTTAGTAATTACTGTGACTATTTTGCGTAAATTTTGAGAGAATAATTAAGAATACCAAACGCCCGCTCCAGTTTGCCGACCGATGCGAGTGTTCAATAAAACTAATATTATGAATTGGATAGATACAAATACCCTTATAGCTATTTGCACATGTGCAATCGGTTTAACGCAGTTCTTGTTTTGGCGGTATATAGCCAAAAACAAAGCTTACGAGTCAGAGAAAGGAAAAAATCTTGCCACAAAAGAGGATATAGCAGGAATCACTAAAGAAATAGAATCTGTTAAGGATAGCTATAATAAGTCTTTAGAAACTCATAAAATAGAACTTCAAAAAAAATTCGAATCGTATAAGTATATCAAGGAGCTATGTAATAGCATAGACAAAGAGTTATTAAGAAAGCTAGTGGTTTGTAAAAAGGAAATGGAAAATGATTTCAGAACCGGTCGAGATAATGATGACTATGGTTCATGTGAACCATCTATTAAATCATTATATGATTATTTAAAAAGTTATGATGTTAGATATAAACATAATGAGAATGTAAAACTCATATTTAAACATTATGAAAAGATTGAAGGATTAAATGAATCCTTTGATGGATCTTTTGATGAACCATTTGATAAGCCTAAATATATAGAAGAACTCGGTAGAATACATAGTTATGTAGATAGATTAATTGCTGAGTTTTTGCCTAAATTGGAATAAAAGCCGGATTTCTCCGGCTTTCTTTTTACCCATTAGCATTTCCCATATAAGTCCTACGAGAAACCGACTTATTCCAACTTGTTCCACTCCTGTTGAAGTTTCCCAAGTACCGCCCCGTAATCCGATTCACAAGATTATTAGGATTACTTGCATCACTTCCATAACGTCTTTCTGCGATTCTATTCGCTTGTCGGGCTATTTCCCAACCTGATTTAGTTTTTCTTCTTTTGACTCAGCTTTTAATTTCAAAAAGTTAAACAATATAATTTTGACATGCCTATTTCTTTTTTCTTCGATTCGCTAATTCCTTGCCACTAACTTTTTTAACTTTCTCACCACCATACACAGCGTGAAGTTTATCACGCTGCATCATTAGTAAGTTTCTATATGGAATAACTTCAAATACCTCTGTATATGACAAATGAAGTGCATCCATAAGAGAGGCTATCTGCCCAAAGAACGTTTTATTTCCTACTGTTTCAGACTTGCCGCCAGCATCGACGCGTTCTTCATCGAGCTGGCACACTGAAAAGCCGATATATCCATCATAGAATAGCAGACTTCCAAAGCATTTTTTATTTCTTCAAAAGTTCCATTCTCCAAGACCTTAGCTAACTTCTCACTACCACAAATGAAGCAAGATATCCCTTTTAGCATATCATCAGTCATAGATGGCAATTCATTAATAGCTTCCAGTATGTTATTGCCAGTCATTTCGATATTAGAGAAACTTCGTATAGCACGACAAATCACTTTGATTGTTGGAGGCTTAATTGTGTAGATAACGCCACCGATTTCTATATTTTTGAAGTCCAGTCCTAACAAGGACTCTGATACTATCTTTGCTGCTTGATTCATATATTTCTAAATTAAAAAAGGGTAAGACAAACACCATCCGCCCTACCCTTTTCATTAACCAATCATTTTACCTTAACCTTCAGGAGCCGGCGTAATCACCACTTCTGATTCATCGAACCATTTCTCAGAAGTCAACCCTTCAATACCCGGAGACAAAGGAACAGCCGCAACAGCCAAACCTACAGCCTTATCCGTGTTTGAGCCACGGGCACTGATAGAAGCTTTCGGGAATACAACATACACACCATCCTTGGTCTTGCCGATGACACACTTATGAATAGGTTTATACTTCCCTCGTTCCCAAGACTTGTCAGTAGCTGTACCGCCTTGCAAATCTGCTTTAGTCTGATAGTCATACTCACCAATGGTAAAGTTGATTTTCACTTCACCCGGTTCAGATGTTTCACGATAATATTCACCCGTCAAGGCATTCTTGTAACGAGTGATACTTGCTTCCGCTTCCTCGTACTGGTATGTATCACCATGCACGTTCGGCACCTGCTTAGTTTTAGCGTCTTTCAAGATAGTTGCTACTTCTGCACCTGTCAAGCCTGTTGCTACTGTTGCAACCGATGTGATAGGGTCTGCATAATACAATTCGTCAATTTCTACTGCTGTAATCATAATATTTACTTTTTTACATTTAACACTTCAAATAAAATTCTCGCATTCACATAATGACACTTCAAAGCTGTGTCCGCTTCCGTACCGATTGATTCGATTGAGTAACGATAGGCTGTGTCGTCATAGGTGCTTACCACATCGTCGAATAACTTGTTGGCTTGCCTTTCAAGCTCATTCAGACGGATAGAGTTCGCTTCATTCTCACTCAAATTAGGCACACAGATATTTACCTCGGCAAAGGACTTCTTCCAATATATTTCCGGTTGTTGTTTCTTCGTGTGAATGACAATTCTTTCAGACTTCAATTCGCCCGTCAGGGTTTCCCCTACTGGTACTATATCTATCCTGAAAGCCTTGCAATCCCGATAGAGAATGTTTCCTATGTCGGTAGTTACTATCATTCAAATTCTTCTTTTAATCGTTTCTCTGCATATAAAGCGGCACCACTCAAAACATCAAACCCCTTGGATTCCACGAATGAAGCATATTCCGCTTCGTTTTTCAGAGTTAAACCGCTTTCATCAACATCGTAATCATTGGACGTTCTCAAAATCAGTGTGCGATCTTGATAATCGCCGTGTTCCTCTGCGTACTTCACGGCTTCATCGCCCACATCAATCATCTTCTTTTCGACTTCCCATTCGCCTTCATCGAAAAAGGAATCGACATCGGAAAAATCGAAATCTACATCCATAATTCCGAGTAGTTAAAGTAGTTCGTACTCTTCACCGTATAAACCTCGCCTTGCCCTCTCAAATTATCGCCATCCATGCAACGGACTTCATCCCCTGCCTTGACAGTGATTCTCTTCTCGCACACCACATGGTAGTTAGGACGATACACAGAACCGTTATCAGACGTAAACTCTTTAGTTGTGTTATCATCACAACGGCATTTGCATACATCTTGCCAACTTTCACCACCAGTATCAGGGATGGGTCTTCCGAACTCATCCTTATCCATCGGAGTGATAACCTTTACCTGTAATATGTGTGGAGCGAATATCATAAAAAGGTCACTTTAGGTTTGTTACTTAATTCATCTTTCAATCCGTACATCCTGCAGATAAAAGAGTAGTACTGCTTTATCCCTTCAAGATTCCAAGACATAGAAAAACCGCTTTCACTGATAGAAGTGGCACGAAGCAATAGAGAGGGGATAAACTTCGCAATTGCCACCGACACCCGCGTTTGGCAATCCTCGTTCATCTCATCCTCTCCGCTTATCTTCGAGGTAAGACACATATCCAAAAGGTCAGCTTCTGACAGGTTAATGCCGAATGTCTGAAACTTCTGTTGTATGTAGTCGTTTACCGTCATCTTAATATGGTGTAATCAGTTTACTATATGCTATATGGCTATAATGTGTGCAATACTTCGGCTTATAGACGTACCGGAACGGGCATTTAGGAACTGAAATCTGTTTCCTTTGCATTGCCGTAATAGTTACTGTTTGCTTCACCGGACTATCCACAACCATAAATATTGGCTGCGGAGTGATCAGCACAACACAATCAACAGAAGATGCTTCAAAAGTGATACACTGAATGTCTGGCAAACCAACATCAACAGATGGATTCACATACTCACACTTGGGAGATTCCACACTTGAGGCCTGCACGCCCAACGAGACCAAAGACATCATCAAAAAGCCACACATGGCAAAAATAAAATTCTTCATTTCTTTTCTGATTTATAAAATTAGACAATGGAAGGGTAGAAGCACTACCCTATCCTTTTACTCGATACCTAATGCTTCTTTCAGTTTGGCTGTTGATTCTTCATCCAGTTCTGCAACCTTAGCCAAAAGAGTTTCCTCTTTCATATTGCCGGAAGCCTGCACGCCGATAGACTTTAAAGCATCAACCAAAACCTTTTTATCAAACTCTTTTTCAAAAAGGGAGATTTTAACCTCTTTCTTTTCTTCGGGAACCTTCACTTCGGGAGTTTTCACCTCAACCCGTTCAGCGAGTTTACGGCTCTCCATATCCAACACACGGGATTCTTCACCGACTTCAATCACCTCACCGGGGGTATAATACTTCCCGGTGAGCTTGTCTCTGAAAACAGATATAACCTTTACTTTCATAGCCACCTCCTTATGCTGATTGAATTGAAACAATCTCGCTCAGGTCGAAATTGGTAATCAAGTCCGGATTAGTAATCTGCGGAATCCACTCTGCCGTATATTCCATGTAGCGACCGTTTTTGTCACGATAGTTGGAGATAAGCATCTGCCCCTCTGACGGAATGTAAGTACGTCCCTGTACCGGATCGGTCGCTTCATACGGAGTATGATGGCGCATATAACCGATTTGGTCAGAAGGCAACAGAGTAATGCGGTTGTCTACGTAAATCTGCACGTTCTTTCCTGTCTGGTCTTTCACATAGTCTTCCTTGATTTCGATACGTGGCAAACCGATACCGGTGAACACTTCGGAAGCCAAAGAAGAGGAAACCAACCCCGTACTCAATTTCATTTCATTAGTACCAAGAATCATCTTGTACTGCTCACCAAATTCGGATGAACCAAGAATAAGCTTGTTGAAAGATGCACGAGTCATAATCATTTTGGCATAAACGCCAAAATCCGGAGCTAAAGAATGAAGCTTCTCTCTCAAATAAGAGATAAACATATTCTTTCCGTCCACAACCACATCTCCACTTGTCGGCTTGATAAAGTTGAACGGAAGGGCAATCTCCAGCAGTTTATTATTGGTCTGACCGGAAGTGATTGCGGCATCCTTGTTGTAAACTGTGGCTTCACCAAGCATCAACAGCGCACCGATAATAATATCCATACGCTTGTGGGCGGCAAGGGTAATCTGACGGTAATCATCTGCCAGAAAGCTTACAATCTCTTCCATTGCGGCCTTTTGGTCTGCCGGTTTAGCCGCATTGAACTTGTCAATCAAATCCTGCAATTCAGAAAGGCGGTCAATAGACATCTGATAAGCATCACCCAAATAGGCAATCTCGCCATAGCCAGAACCGATATTCCTACGTTCACGAATAGGTTTCTCTCCAAAACGTGAGTTGATAGAACCAGCCATTACCCCAGTTACAGAACCGATATAATCTTTGAACACACGAGTAGTTACTCTACGGAAAGTAAGATACTGCTGCCAATAGATTGTGTCCTTACGTGTCTGGTTCACACGTCTGATGATAGCGGAAACAATGTTCGCGTCATCGAATAATGTTTGAATCGTTAAAAACATATCTTACCTCCTTACTCGTTAAATTCAAACCATCCCTTCATGTTGGCTTTATCATTCTCAGAGAACGGCATAACCAATTTTGAAGACTCAATCTCTGCGGCTGTACGAAGCAATGAAACCAAAGTGATTCCATCCTCCACCTTTGTCCGGTTGTACAGAGCCGAATTTGCCACGTGCTTCTGCTTCAAGCCATCAACCGTAACCGCCTCAAAGAGTACCGCATCTCTGGCTATGTCCTCACCAAAAGCAGCCTTGATAGTCAATACATCATACACTTTGTTGGTCTTGTCAATAGCCGTTACTTCCGCACCTTTCGTACCGCTTCCGATGAACATACCCGTGTATGCCAAAGAGTTCTTGGCTACCTTAATGGACAATGCAGTATCACCGGTTGCGTATGCTTCCACTACTTCCACATTGATTACCGCATAAGCGAACTTGTTTTTCAAGTCCGCACAAATCGGTGTAAATCCAGGAAGAAAACTTCCCACTACAAGGTTCTGCGTGTCGAGCTTGAACGGGCCACGTCTACGGATGCCTGTCTGGACATCGTAACGTTCCTCTTGCTCAACAGGCGGAACCAAGTCATACTTAAATCCTGCTGACATAATTAATTCTTGTTTTGTTCAACAATAGCATTCGTTCCCTCGTCAATCATCTTGGCGATAGATTCAGCTTCTTTCTCAATCTTCGCTTCCGCTGATTCGGGAGGGGTTACGCCTTTGAAGCCGTCATTTGCGAACTCCTGTTTCAAGTCCTTGAAATAAGTATCCAAGTCCTCATCGTCTTTGATGGCGCACCTCTTGGCGTAGTTTTCGGGAATACCATACTCCTTTGCCTTTGCCATAATCTGCTCCTGCCGGGTAGCTTGTAACTTCTCTGTCTCGAATTGAGCGAGCTTATCAGAAAGAGGTTTAACGGCTGCACTCACTGCGTTAGCAATAATAGCCGCCATGTCGTCCGTCTTATCTTCCGGCTTCGGATTAGGGTTAGGATTGGGATTAGGGTTCTCAATTGGCTTACCGTCTTTAAGGTTATGCCTTTTCTCGTAGTTCAATACAGAAGTACGGGTAGCATCCCCGGCGCGGAAATCGCCATAGGAATTTAACACGTCCGAAAAACTGATACCCTCAACAATGGAGTTTACCTTTGTCTCGTCCGTTACACCCTCTGCCTTTTTAGTGGCAATTCGGGTAAGAATAGCAGTGTCCACCCCAGTGAATTTCTGTTGCAGTCCTGCCAAGATTTGTTCTAAGATTGTCATACCGTATGAATTTGATTTATAAATTTCTACGGTAAATTTCGTTATTTATAAAGAAGATGAAAAATTATCAGATAGGTGATACACGACAATAAAACGATTGTCGTAAAATGGTATAAAAAAAGGCGTGAAACCGAATGAATCACGCCTTTCTTTTGAATTTAAAATCCCTACATGTACTATGATAACTTTTTCCTCTTTGCCTCCTTAATAGACCCAATAGTTAAAGCCACTATTGGCACAAGATTTAATCCTAATTGCAGAACATAATTTATATATGCTCGATTTAATATAACTGGAATTAAACCAAAAATCCATTGAGTTATCCAAATAAAAAAAGCCAGAATCCCAAGTCCGAATATAACCCCAATAATAGTGGCTACCTTATCTTTTTCAATAACAAAAGGAGCAAATATTAAAAATAACAATAGTATTGCCAATAGAATAACCCATAGAAGAGATGACGTTACAGTGTGCCACATTTGATTTCTCTCAACTTCAGGAAACCATTTTCCTATCACAGAAAATACATTACCATCTGAATTTGTAATATTTACTTCTGCATTCTTTTCTACATTTGCATTCTCAAATAACGAAGCAAACCACTGGAATACATTTTTTCTATTGATAGCCTTCTCTATTTTATCATCAAGATGAGACAAAATAATAGAGTCTGATTCACATACAGCTTTTGCTTCTTCAACTTTTACTATATAATCAATTTCTATTTTATTTATCCAATAATATGAAATTCCCAAGATATTGTCTAATGCTAAAACTACCAACACCAGCAATAGTGGAATGGCAATCTTTCGAGATACAGAAATCCTATCACTTTCAAAGAAGCCAATAAACTTCTTTATCAATTCTTCCATATTTAAATATTTACTTGAAGTTCTTTGCCTATTAAGTCGAAATATAAATTCTGAAATTGATGAAGCGACCTAACTGGTATATTGTAATCAACTCCTTTCAAACAAAAATATACATCAAGTTCAATCGATAGATGACAAAAAATCGTAGCACTACCAAAATGTTTCCTCTCAAATCCACATTTCAACAATAGCGCCTCTGTGAGAGGAATAGGATTAAGGTTCTCTATATAGGTACGAAATACCGCTCCTGATGATATTCTACTCGCTTCGTATCTTGGATATTCAATCTCACTATATCCTATTTCTGTTATCTTATATGGAGTTTTGTTATTCTGTAAATAGACATAATTACCAATTTTCAATTCTCTAACATCTACCATGCTATAATAAGTTTATTGCTGCTAACTCCTTCGTTAAAGACTGAATGCCCCTCTGAATTTTCTCTAACTGCTGCCTGCGAGGTTTGTGAACTCCGGCAGCATAATGCCACAACTGGCGTTCGTTTATTCCTGTAATACGGCTCAATGCAGCCTTAGTAAAGATATTACTGTAATAGTTGATAAATGTAGCAGCATCAATCTTAAACTTCAACTCAAACTCCCCAGATAACACTTCGCAGGGACTATCGTTATCTTCCAAATATAACTCGATCGCCTCCTTCATATTATCCTCCAACTCCTTCATGTCATTACCGACTGTAATAACGGGAGCACCTTCGATATAAGCACTCAAGTTCTTTCCTGCGTGTTCTACAATAACTTCTACTGTTTTCATATTACCTCCTTTTTTAATTAAGAGAACAAGGGGGCTACTTTAGCCCCGCTTGTCTCAAAATGCTGTAATAAGTGCCTTTCTCAACGCCTTTGCTGTTATGATTCGGTACAATAACCACTTTGCCGTCTTTCTCAAACTTCATGTGACTACCTTTCTGACTCTTTAGAACAAAACCGTTTTCTTGCAACATAGTTACAACGTCTTTAACTGATTTGTAACTCATAACGCTTTGGACTTAATTACAATACAAATATAGTAATAATATGAATACTATCAAATTATTTATTCATTATTTTACTATAAATTAAAAATAGTGGCAACTGCGAAGAATTACCGCTAAATGTTCTATTTTTCATATATTCAAATTATAGTCCCCGCAATTTTTCTGACTAAGGAGCAGATTACAAATTGGTTATTAGCCATTGTTTGTCTCGATATACAATCTTAAATAATTTCCCTTGCTTGTTTTGATATATATCTTTATCTACTCTCTTAAACTTACCAAGAGATATATCTAAAACTCTTTCATTACTACCATACCACGTTTCTTTTTTCTTTTTAGAGATTATTTGAGGCTGTTCAATAGTTTCATATTCACTCTCGATTACAGCATCCATACTTTTAGAATTACGGTTCGTATAATCAACAAGAAGACTTTTTATACAATTTACAGCATCTTCCCATTTTATATTAAACCATTCGCCTATGTATCTATCTTCATTAAATCTTTCGTGGGCTTGCTTCTCTATATCACAAGCACCAATTATTCTTTCTGTGTAATACATAAGTTTCAATCTACATCCCGATGCAGAAACCAAACTTGAAAACCTTGTTTTTACGCAATATGCTATCCCGATTTTAACGCGCTTAGTTTCTTCATTTAAAACAACATAAATACTTTGGGCGTGCTCTCTTTGATTATATTTATAATTTTCATTCATACTTTTTGCTCTATTAATAATAAAGGCAGCCTTTAAAGTCGTGCAAGACTGCCTTTTAATAATCGTGTTGATTTAATTGTTGTAGTTGATCGCCATACAAATTCTCTTATAAACCTGAGTTTTCTCAAATCTATTCAGAACTGATACTTTCTTTGACCCGAACACCAATTCGCCATTTCTGAACTGATATACGTTAATCCAACCGCCTACTGTTTTATGACGGTATATTTTTACTTCTTGATTTTCAGCTATTAGTGTCATAATCATGCGATTTTAATTAGGTTACACTTCTTGAAGCAACGCCAATCACCGACCTCTGTATCAAAATAGGTCTGTAAGTTATCATTTGGCTTTCTACTTGTACCTTTTGTTTCGGGTACTCTGCTTTCTAAGAGAGTGCCAAAGGCTTGACGTAACGAACCATCGGTTTTCTTGAAGTAGAACTCTACTACTTTTACTTTCAAAGCTGCTTTGAGCTTCAAATTAGCCCATGCGCATTTTAATGCTTCACTCATTGAATAACCGTTCTTGCGAACAAAAGACCATGCCATTGACATAACCTCTTTCATCTGACTTCTAAATTTTGTGCTCATACTCTTATATGTTTTTAATTATACTACTTCGTTTAATTTGATATTGCAAAGTAAAACTAATTAGTTTAATTCTACAATATCTAAAGCAATAAATAATGTTAAAAATAAAACTAAGTAGATTTATTTTAGTCATATAATTGTATTATGTGGTATAAATATCTATTTTTGCCGAATAAAACTATATAGTATTATGGACTTTAGAACAAGGATAAAAGAACTTTGTCAAGGGCAAGGTATAACTCAAAAAGAGTTAGCAGAAAAAATGGGAATATCTGATATAAGTCTGAATAAGACTTTACGAGGGGAATATCCGCAGTTGCAAACATTAGAAAAGATTGCAAATACATTAAATATTCCTCTTGCCGAACTATTTGAAAAGCCTAATGCCAGTAATGTTATCGGCTTCGTAAAGGTCGGAGATATAGTGCATGAAGTTAAATCAGCGGAAGATGTGAAGAATTTGGCTGGTAAATTATAAACCAATAAAAAAAGGAGGTAATATTATGAAAACGATTTATTTTCACCCCAACGGGTACACACAAGTTCCTGTAACTTCATTAAATGATATCATTGAATACTGTGCAAGCATAGGACATCGAATATCTAATATTGAGATCGACTTTAGAGATGGCAAATACTTAGTGCTTACATCTTTCCAAGGTTCCTATGCTTGTATTGGATATGTTGATGATATAATATATTAAGAAATTGGATATGGACTTTTCAGCATTGACACCGATAGCCGCTTTTGGTGGTTTTGCTCTTGGTATTATAAATTTAGGGATTATAGTATATAAAGATTTTATACGTAAACCTCACTTAAGAGCTGAACTTGTATCGTTTAGTACACGGTATGTGCATGCAGGAGAATATCAGATGCAGTTAAATATTCGCCTTTTTGCAAAAGATGGACTCATCACTATTAAGGAAGTGAAGTTAAAAAATGAATTTGATTTTGTGGGAGATATTTTTAGTGGAAGAAATGAGATAACTTTTTTTAGAGGTATTCCCTTGAACAAGTTGGATATAAAACAAATAGAAGAACAGAGTTTTCTCAAACAAGTTAAAGACACTTTTAGTACTATATCTTTCCCCATGACCGATTTGAAAGTCCAGAAGGATGAGATTAAGTCTATTACCTTTATGGATAATATAATAACTGTACGACAATCCGATGGTTATGATGAACTTCCATTATATAGATGGAGACTTGAAATTGCTTATAATGATGATGTACTAGAAATACCACTGCAACTTGTACCTATAGGTGAAATTAGAGGTGCTTATTCACATATTGGAGAGCCTTCGGTATCATAATCTTCCGATCGGAAAAATAGAAAAAGAAATATAAAGAGGGGATTTACTCCCCTCTTTCTTAAAATTATGTTTCCTTATTTCCGATTTGCTCATTCTTTGCTGCTTGCTCCTCTTTGATTTCTGCAAGTTCCTCTTCTACCCTATCAGCATTCCCAGCAAACATAATGCCCTCACGCCTTGACCATACACCACCACTGACAGCGGAGACAGCAGTAGTCACCTTGTCGTTCAAATCATCAATCATATATGGAACCAGTTCTGTTTCTATGTCAATGGTCTGCGATGCCTTGCTAAACTCGGTTGGATTGATAGAGCCTAAAGCAGAAACAAGGAAATTAACCCTTCGCTGTAAAAACTCACCTATCACTTCCGCATGATTACTTACGCTCATATGGGCACCCATGAACATGAAACGGAAAGCGGTTCCTGATGCTTTGCCTACACCCTTCAATGTCTCAAAGGATATTCTTGGAGTATTGGACATATCATAAGCGTTGTTCGTAAGTGTTTCGGCTTCAAAACGTATTGTTTCTGGGACTTGGTTCCACGTCAAATATTGAGCATCTGCACCCTGCCCGGTAAGCTTCACGATTTTGTCTTTATTCTTCCCGACAAAGCCTTCCACATCACCGACTAATTTTAGCAATGGGAAGAAATGGTAGTCTATACAGTCTGCGTAATTAGATAACAGTTTTTCCAACCGGACCCGGAAGGTCTTTATCTTCTTGCAATAAGGTTCAGGACGATAAGCGTAGAGAACCGGTAACTTAGAGAAGCCATGAGCAAATGAAGTTCTTTCCTCATACCCCTTAGCCAAATCCCACTGATAGACCATCTTATCAGTGATAGTCATAAAGCAAGTTATCTCCGAATCATCCATGAGCTTCTTCTTGTACTCACGTGAGAAAGCAATCATCTTACCTTCATCATTGAAGAACGGATAAAGCTTATCCCCACGGAACGGAGACCATAATACGCTTTTCAGCTTCTTGGTAGGTTTTACCTTTCCTCCGAAGGTAGTCTTTACCTTTTTCCAGAACTTAGCCCAAAACGAATCATCATCGGTAACATACCAATATTCTGCAACTTCCAGTTCGGAAAGCCAAGAACGGACAATCTTTTTGTTCTGGTACTTGATTTTGTTGGATTTGAATACAGCTTTGACCGCATCCAACAGTTTCTTTTCGTCATCATCTGTTGGAGTGCAATCCATTGACGGCTCGGTGCCGACAGTAAAAGCCGTTTGAATGTTCACTATATCCTGCTCCAAAGGAATGGAGATACGGTTCACTGGTTCGGTCTTGTATTTCGCTTCGATTTCGTAGGTCTTTCCTGTCTTTTCATCGAAGACCTTTTCCGCTTCCTTTTCAAGAACTTTTCTATCCGGGTACTTCTCTTTGTCAACCATGATTTCATGGCGTTCAGGATTCCAATCATCCCAAAGTTTACAACGGTCTGGAAGTTCGGTTTTCCGCCCCTTCTTTAAATAGCTTATTTTCTGTCCGATATCGGGTAATGCTAATATTTCTTCTAAACTTAATGGCATAGCTTACATTTTTAGTGTGTGAATATTCCTGTTAAATCTTTCGGTTTCAAAATGCGTCCAAGCAAACAACCCAATACATAATATCTAATGGCATCCATCAAATGATTATATTCATCTACTGGCTCATTGATGTAGTTTCCATCCTTATCTTTGTCCCAAACATATTTCCGAAGTTCAGTAATAAGATTGTAAGAGCGTTCTGTTACAAAGAACTCCATGTCTTTAATCTTATCAATACCCGCTTTAATTGAGCCGGGAAACTTATCTACCGGATAGATATTCACGCCTCTGTTCTTTATCTCTTGAATCAATCGAGGGTCTTGCGAATCGGCAAAAACTTTCATAGAGAAAGGCTTTAACCTGTTGGCAATAGCCGACGAAAGCATATCCGTTTCATAGAAAAGTTCATCAACATACAAACGGTTATCAATGATGCCACATCTTACAGCAGCGGAAGGATCATTAGTAAATCCGAAATCCTGCCCTATTCCTACCTTTTTGCATTCCTGTGGGAACTCTTTCACAATACCCCACTTCTTGAATACGGCACCTTCCGCCACATCAGCCCAACGACCGATAACCACATGAGCATATTTCTCCGGGTTATTCTCCTTCATGTCCTCTACCTCTTTAAGGAACTCAGGAGAAAGGTTCTCCAAGTTATCAAGATATGTCGTATGGATATGAAGTACATTAGGATGAGTGGAGATTTGAACCTGAACTCCGTCAATCTCTACCAGCTTGTGAGCATTCTCAATATACTTTTTGTAAATGAAGTGATTGGAATCACAAGGATTCATTATGATGATAATCCGGTTCTGAATCCCTTTCTTACGAATGGAGAGCATTATCTTGTCGAACTCTTCCTCATTCGTCCACTCTTCCGCTTCATCACAGACAAAAGTAGTGATACCTTGAATAGACTTCAATTTTGCCGTCTGATTACCAGATGAAGTCTTGATACCTCGGAACATGATACGGCTCTTAGTCATTTTATTGACTATATCCGTCTTGGTAGTCTTGAAATACTTAGTAGTTCCATCGAGGTCTATCTTCTCCATCATTTCGGGGATGATAGACATACCAGCGGAAACCATCGTATAGCGAGTATAGAGAATCTGGTGGACTATCTTCTCAGTTTCTGTGAGTTCAAAGGTCAATCGCTCGATGAAAGTGGAAGCATTGAAAGACTTTCCCGATCCACGTCCACCGGTGATAAGGATAATGAATTTCTCGTTATCGGTGTATAAGGGGTGATATATTGCTTGGGGAGTTATCATTCAATCTTACCTTTAATCCATTCGTTGATGTCAATGCCTTTAGAGGGATTCTTTGGAATATCATCATCTTCTTCAATTCTCGGAGCTGGCTTATTCCATTGTTCGGGCTTGCGATTCTTCAACCAAAAGATGCCGGCCGTTGTATCGGGAGGGACTTCTTGTTCAAGCTCAACGATCTCTACCCTCTCTTTCTCACATCTACGGCCTTCTTCATCAAAATAAACATCTTTAACCTTTATAGCTTGCTGAACTTTTACCTTCATACCCATAGCCTTGCGGTAAATCTTGCTTTCGATTGCAAAATCAAGAGGCGCACGCCCGTTTTTTAATGCTTTAGATAATTTAGGTAGTTTTCCTTTTAACACTGAGAAATGAGCCTCACTATAACCAATATTTGCCGCAATCTGCTTATCATCTACACCATCACGCGCCCAACCCTCAATACGGATTAGGTTCTGTTCATCATCAAAATCAAATTTTGGTTTTGCCATAATATTACACCTCCACTATTTCAAATTCATCTGCATACATCTTACCTATCCAATCGGCCTTCTGTTTTTCGGTGGCTGATTCATAAATACGTCCACGCTTTGATAAATGTCTATTCAAGAACCGCTCACGACTTTTGCGCTCTCCGTATGATTTATCAGTGGAAAGACCTTTAGCCTTACAGAAGAATAATCCTGTTTCTTTATGCCTGAATTTTACTGCCATATCAGTCTACCCTTTCTACTTGTTCATCGAACGCTTCACCCTTGATAAACTTCATATCAGGGTCATACCCGAACCTTTCGCAGAAAGCGGCTTTAGCTTCATAGGTATCGAAGGACAACATCACATAGGCATCCATGTTCTCGGCTTGCTTCTGCGCATTCTCCTTTACCTGTTGTTTGACTTCTTTCATGTGGGCTACTTTTTCGGCACGTTCCAATTGCTTGGCGGCTTTCTCGGCTTCCTTTTGCTCGGTAACTGGTGCCATCATATCAGAAAGGGCATCAGCAATGGAGCTTTCCTCTTCTGTCTGTAATAGGTAGTCAACACCAATCATGTTCAAATCAGCATCCGTCAGACCAGCATCTTTCCAATCAATATCAGGAACGATACGGGCAAGAGCATCAAAATCCCAAGTACCTTGTGCGTTTGGGTTATTCATCAGAATATTTAGTTCCTTTTCCTGCTGTTCGTCCACATCAATGACATCGACACGGATACGATAGTCGTTATCAGGAAACTTTTGCAGTTCGTCCATAACAGACAAACGCTGGTGTCCGCTAACCACGGTCAGCCCCGTACGCTTGTTTACGACTATTCCCCCGACTAACCCAAACTTCTTGATACCACGCTTTAATGTTTTGCGAGATTCATCCGAAAGTTTCCGGGGATTATAATCCGCAAAATGGATGGTAGAACGGTTAAGTTCCACCGATTCACTTTTGATATATTTTGATAATTCCATATTAACCATTACTTAAGCCCAATCCTCTACCTTGACGCACAGCTCTTGAATACTGTTGAAACACACTTCGGTTATTTGCAGTGTTCAACCTGCTCAAATTACGATACATGGCACCGCCAATACTATTAATCCTTGCTTGTCTTGCAGGATTCCCTTCTGCCGCACGAGTCAAACGATTTGTTTGTACTCCAATATCGGCAGCACTTTTCATCTTTCCCCTTCTTCTGTTTCTGACTCAGCTATTCTCCTATCAATTTTGTTTATTATAATACTCCCAAAGCACTCTTTCAGCCATTGGAAACACTCTATAAATTCTCTGTAAGTCCTGTGGGTAATTCTTCTCCATCCAAAGCATACAATCGAGGTTGAAGCCAACTCCTGAACTTGCTTTCAACGAATATCTAATCGGTTCAGGCAAATTATGTTGCCGCATATAAGCGAGAATATCTTTCTGTGTCCAGTCAGCCAAAGGATAGACCATACCGTTATTCTCGTAACTATTTGCCTCATAGCCTTTAAGCATCAAACGCCTATTCATTCCATCAGCCTTTTTCATACCCAAGAATGTGTAATAAACACCATGAGCAAGCTGCATAGCTTTTACCACATCAGCAAGTTTCAGCAACTTTACTTTCGGATTAGGTACGCAGTACATGCCACCTCTAAGAATGTAGGTAAGATTCCAATGAGGCACTTGTACAAACTCAATCTTTGGATATTTGGCTTTAGTCCAGTTTATCCAGCGGTTTATGTGCTCTAAACCCTTAACGAAATACATGAATACACAAACTATTCGATCAAACTTTGGATAAATTAAATCAAGCAGAACAAGCGAATCTTTACCCAGGGACAAAAACAGTAAAGCCTCACTCGATTTTACTCGAATGAGGTCTATATACCGGTTCGCTTGCTCTACTTTGCTCATAGCTAACCACCCGACAATCCAAATGAAACACGAAGATCACTATAACGCTGTCTACGTGATCCTAACTGCGTGGCACTTGCCGTACCTCTACGATTGGCTACTAATCTACCGCCTGCACCTGCACCGTTCATGTTCCGACGGGGGCCGGCTACTTTGTTAATCCTTCTTCTGACTCAGCAAATCAATTTTTAATAAAACAATTAATCTATATGTTTCTCTAATATCTTGCCCAACGTGTAATCAATTTGAGCAGCTAAATACTCTTCACCTTGATGCTCGTAAATAATATCGTTACCGTTTTCATCGGTAAGGATAACCGCTTCTGCCGCCTTTACCTCAACAACGATATAAGGGCGTTTGCCTGTATAAGCACCTGTAAGAAGTTTGATGGCATCATACTGAATTGGCTTCAACTCAACTTCACCTTCTTCAGGTAATTCTGCATCAGCCGGATATTCTTTACCACCACAAAGGTAGGTGATATACTTCTTTGCATTGGTAGGCCTGATTTCACGGTATTCGTGAGTTTTCTTACCGGCCAAGATTTCATCAAAATACTTTTGCTTAATACTAAGCGTTAAAATGTTCATAATCGTGTAAATTTAAAAGTTAATAATCATTGTTGCGGGACAGGGATTCGAACCCCGGACCTCTACCAAGTCAAAGTAGCGAGCTGACCACTGCTCTACCCCGCGATAGTACCCCAAAGGTACTACCACAACCAAAGATAACGAAATATCTTCAATCGTTATACACGACAATCGGTTTATTGTCGTGAACTAAGCCAAATATCACGTCTTTCTCTGCATGCCTCTAAGGTAGGCGCACAACAAGAGAATAGCTCACCACTTTCAGTACGATAGTCGTACTGGTGCATTCTCACTCTCTTACCTCTCAACTTTGTTGTGTAGGTAGTGTAATTCTCTTTACCTGGCTGGCATACGCTGCAACCGTTTACATTTATTGAGCTCATAAGCTAATTTTATAAGTTTCACATTCAATCTTTTTCACCTGGATAGTATTTACAATCTTCTACCAAAGTAGTCCAACAGCAATTTAAGCTACTCGTTTCTCGATAAAAGCTACATTTCGTATTGTGACACGGTTCTGTCTCTTTGACATACTGACGTTCAAGTTTATCCAAATTACTTCTCGCTTCTTTGATTTCTTCTAATAAATCACTCATCGTTATTGCTTCTTAACGTTTCACATTCAATCTCTCTTCACTCGTATAAGCCACAACAAGACCGGTTTCATCATGCTGTATTGTGATGTACTTCTCACCTCTTTCTATGGTGGTAAAATCGCACATACTACATAACTTACCCAATACCTTGCCCAGTTGCTTCATCAATGGGGCTTCGGGGCTGATAACTAAAACTAAATCCGCTTTCATAATCGTGTGTATTGTGGTAGCCCGAAGGCTACCGGATTAAAACTTAGAACTTCTCGATTTTGAGATTGTCGTTAATGATAAACATACGTCCACACTCTAAAATCACATGTGCATCTGTAATTCGTTTGATTACTCTTACTACATCATCGTGCGATATACGTGGCGTACCATCTGCATAGCAACCGTTAGCTAAATCACCTGAAACTCTGTATCTCAAACCTACTGTAATTTCGTTTATCTTCATAATTTTATGTGTTATGCAGGGCTTGCGCCCTGCTGATTAAACATTTAATATTGTAATCTCTTTGTTACCTATTTCTGTATCTACGTTCAGAACCTCATACTTTTGAGCCTTGTAGTTGTAAACGACCTCGCACGTATTAAACCCTCTGCCGTCTTCTCTTTGATCATAAACAGTGTTTATATGCTGATACATCTTATTGCCTAACATGAAATTTATTTTGCCTGATGTACAGAAGTAGAATGCTACTGCATACTTCAATGTTTTCTTTTCATCAATCTTCTTTGTTGCCATGATCGTATATTTAAGCGTTAATACCAATTGCGTTTCTCATAAAGTCACTTGCTTGTTCTACTGACATACTCAGTTTCTTTTGAATCAGAAGAAGCATACAGCTAACTTGTTCTTTGGTATTCAAGTTGCCTTGTGCAAACTCTGACATGATGAACTTCTCTATTGTTCTTTGTTTAATTACTGATGATGCCATAATCGTATATTTTTTAATTGTTATTACTTCGTTTCTGATGATGCAAATGTATAGTACAAACACGAAATAAACATATATATGTTATGTATATACACTAAATTTAATATATTTTATATAGCACATATACTAAATTTACATTAGTTCACATAAAAATATAGCTAAAACAAATAATTATCTCATCTTTATTTCGTATATACACTATATTATATATCTTTGCATCAAAAATTAGACAATTATGGCAAATACAGAATTAAGGATTAAGGAACTGTGTAAAGAGAAAGGTATTACGCAAGCTCAATTGGCTGATAAACTTGGTATACAGCCTGTATCTTTTTCACAGGCTATTGCAAGAAACAAATTTAGTGTTGATAGGCTTGCCGATATAGCAGATGCTTTAGGAGTGGAAATACCCGATTTGTTTAGAAACGATTCAGGCACTATCACCTGCCCTCACTGTGGGGGTAAAATCCATTTTGATGGAGAAAAGAATGTCTCACGTAAATCACGTGAAGATTAATGATAAAACATTGAACGAATTACAGTAACGTATATGAAATCCACATATTTTATAAAGGTAAAGGCATTCTTACAAAGAAATAAAATCTTATTTGATATTTTCAGTTCTATATTATTAAGTTCCATGGCATTGATAGTTTCCATAAATTCATGCCAAATAAGTAAGCAACAATCAATAAATGAAGAACGCCTTAATATACCTCTTATTAAAGTTTCATCTGAACAATTTTCTAATAAAGAAACAAATGATAGCGAAAAAATAACCATCGAAAATGTAGGTGGATATGCCTATAACTATAAGATTCAAAAGAAAGTATTTCTTTCTTGCGAATACAATCCCTTAAATGGTGAAGCTACAAAACAAATATACTTACCGATAGATGATATATTAGATACAAGCAGTCAGACTAACAATTATATAGGACCAATTAAATATTATTACACTAATTCTACAATGAAGTATTTTCATGATTTATACCAAAAAACCATAGAAGTTGAAAAAGGATATTTACACATAAGGTTGCTTAAATACATTATGATTTCCTATAATGATTTTAAAGACCAAACACATAAAGAATTGTTTAGCATAGATGGAGTTTTTCAAGGGTGTAAAATAGAAGAAACTGACGATATTAACAAACTGTTTTCATTACAATATCCTACGTATCGAATATCAAAAATAACATTAGAGCAGATATTTAAGTTATTTAAATTAAAGCCGGAGCACTAAACTCCGGCCTGTTGATTTACTTTTTACGATTAATTTCATCACTCAATTTGCCTTTGAGCATTTGAAGATATTCATAATCTCTTAATCCTTCCTGCCTTATATTTCTGCTAATGATTGCAGCTGTTTCAAAAGGTACTCCTTTTTCTGTGGCATTTTTCACTATTCTTCGTTCTTCTTTTTCATAATAGTCTTTATTATCAGACATAAAACCTCCTTTTTTAAAGTCAATACTAATATATCAACCTTTATGTATGCTTAAAAACGGTGTTATACACATAACACAAAGAATTTTGTGCAGAAAAGCATTGTAAATATAGGAATAATTATAATTCGATGGCTCAAAATTGAGTTAAAAAAACAAAGCGATAAGAATTACTTACCGCTTTGCTAATTGATTAGCCCTTTGAATTTCAACCGATTTACGATTTCGGTATAAAGATACTCTATATCTCCACTAAAATCCCCATAATTCTGATAGAGAAACACGACATCAGCACAATTGTCGGAAATTGTACTCTTGGACTGAATCCCCAATACTCTTGACATTTCTTCACGTAACCCTGCTGTCATCTTCCCACCGGCAAGCGAACTTGGAGAAAACAGGTACAGGATAATGAAAATGAACTTCTTCCGTTGTGTTACACTATCAATACAAGGGGGAAGACTTCTGCTATTCAATAACTCAACGAAGATTTTATAGATATCCCTAATAAGGCTTTTATCTCTCAAAATCGGTGAAGCTAAGGTATTTTCTTCTTCTGAAAGTTCTGATTTCTCAATTCTGATTTTTTTAAGACGAATTATTTTGTTAAAATCCAGTTCCATAACACAATTATTTTAAAAGTAAATAGTATATTTGCATCATAATCGTGTGAGGAGAAGCAATTCTCCATCATGGAAAGGGATTCTGGTCGTGCGGGGTTCCTTTCGTTATTTTACAGAGGTGTTTTTCTCCTGAATCCTCATATTATTCTCATCAATCTCCTTACCCTACATCATAGCAGAATATAGAGCGCCTGCATATAAAAAGAGTTCCTCACGATTGGTAAGGAACTCAACTTTCAAAGCCTTATCAAAAGCTTTGCCATATAAGTATTTATTTATTTTCATTTCTTCTCAAATCATATTTATGTATATACTTACTAACTGTAGTCCGACTTACTCCAAGTGTACGAGCAATGTCTTTAAGATGCATCCCCTCTTGTACAAGTTTGCCTACCTCTTCAACTTCAATATGCACGCGAGGATTTCCCCCTTTCCTTTCTGGAGATGGTTCAATACCAAACAGTATCCTCCTCTTTTGAGCGTATTCCTTGGTGCACTTATCTTTGGTTACATAGATAACGGTACGATGGTCTATACGCAGAGGATATAACCTTTTCTCAACCTCTCTGTGCTCTTCTACGAGGCGTTCGGCATCTCCGTTGACAGTTGTATCAACTTTATTGTATCTGTCTGAAATTGCCTGCTTATTACGTTTTCTGATATTGGAATTTACATTCATAGCTATATTAACTGTTCTTTACTTAGATATTGCAAATGATCCTTAATAATATTTCTCTGTTCTCTCTCATTCATTATTCACCCTCCTTTCCAATATATCCGTTTTCAATGCACCAGCACAGCATATCGTAGGCTGCGTAAATACACTTTTCTTTTATTTCCATGTGTAGAGAATACCTTGTATAAGGCTCGATATATAAACACATCCATTTATCTCCGTGTCTTTGCAGGGCTAGCGTATTATTACCTATGGATGGTGGCAGCTTATCGAGAATGTCCTGCAAGGTGAATGCCCCACAATCTTTTCTATACGGATAGTGGTAATAGGAAGAATCCGCATCGAATAAGCTAAAACTAACATCATACAAATGTGTAGACATTCCTTCCAAAGCGGTTTCCCAATCCAATGAGCAGCCATCATCGTCTATAGCGATAAGCATCATACTTGCATCGCTCGTATCCAAGCCAAGCTCCTTCAAGTGCTTCATCTGATCTATTGATAATACTTGTTCACTTTTCATAATAATATTAATTCTTAGAAATTAACAATGCTACAATAATCCAATAACACGAAAAAGAATACAAAGCTAATTTAGCTAATATAACACAAACATGAGAAGGTTCTAACCCCACAATAAAATCCCACGCATTATACTCATATACACAAAGCATATATGATATAATAATAGAAACCAATATATATAAAAAATTTCTCATAATCATATAAGTTTTAATGCTTCTTGTATTCCGGCTTCCAATGCTTCTTCGTAGGTATCCCATTGACCGCCATCGTTAGGCCCTTTGAATATACCTTCTGATATATGAGTACCATTATCAGCTTTGCATATATCATAGTTATAGCCACAAGCATTTCTAATGATGCAGATATGCAGGTTCTTGACTTCACGTAACCACTTTTGGGCAACAGATTGAGGTGGAACAGAAAGGTATCTATAGTGCTTTAGTAATTTAGAAACATGTTTAGTATATTTCAATTCTTGAAAGCCTTTCTCTTTCAAAAGTTTGGCTGTATTTAATGTTACAAGTTCTTCGGTCATAGTTATTCCTCCTTTCCAGTTATCTCCTTATACAAATCCCATAGTTCTTTTTCGGAATAAGAATCAACATTAAGCCTAAGCGTCCATATCCATTCATCAGAGAAACCACCAATATAATATCCAAGTCCCATTTTACTCATTTTAGTCATTAAGCCAAAAGATGGACGAGTCCCAGCAAGCAAGTTACATAAATCAGATTTATTAAGTTCTACTATCATAATTATTACTCCTTTATAATCTTTTTATTCCAACGGACAATCATTTGGAATATCAACATCATTAACTTCGTAAGGTCTAAGCGCGCATCCTACGTTTCTTTTTAACTTTTCACAAAATAGTTTTACATCATCGTCGTTAAACCAATCATACGGATCAGGATCGGGAAGGATTCTGGAATGCGGACATTGAGAGCATTTCTCAATATTATAAACTATAGTTTTCATCATATCTTCTTAGTCAACTAATTCAAATTCGTAAACGAAGACATTTTAATGTTGTTAGTCTTTCTGCGCTCTTTCCATGTTCCATAGCCCATGTTATACTTTCTATCGCACCATTCAAGATTTTCTACTCGATTGTTTGTTTTAATCTCATCCTTATGGTTAATTTCTACATATCCATAAGGATTGGGTATAAACGCTTGCGCAACTAACCTATGAACTTTACGAGTTTTACGTTTATTCAAATAGTTAATACAGACTTGTCTATACCCCTTTTGGCTAAGACCAAATTTGAGCAGAATTTCTTTTCCCCACTTCTTAGACTTAACCCTCCCAAAGTTTGAAATGAAATATAAGTTATTTGTTTCTGGAATGGCTTTCCATATTTCGTTTTCTAAGTCTTGAACTTTGAATTGAGCTTTAAATTGTTGTTGTCTTTTGCTCCTACTTATAGCATCTCGTTTTTTGGCTTTATCCAAATCACGGGTACGTACAGACGTTTTCTTATGACATGACTTGCAACTTGATGTTATACCGATTTTACGTCTTCTCTCTTTGTAGAAACCGCTCTTGTCAAACCAGCCTTTGCAGACATTGCACTGATAGTGCAATACTCCATTTATGTATTTGAATGGTTTTATTCTCATTTCTCAATAAGTTCAAATGAATAGCAAAATACATAGGGATTGGAACTCCATGTTCCTTTACCAGCAACCTTATCCATCAAAGAAGCAAAGGCATCACGAGGAGTATCAAATCCATCGTCTTTGTTTCCCTCAAAGTCATAAAATATAGATGGTGGAAACTCATCATCACCCGAATCTTCATATATCCCTTCTTTCAAGCAATCCCCGTCGGAAATGTCTTGCAGCCGTTCTACTTTGACATCGGTAATACGGATGTGATGGGGCATGAGGTTAGCGCAGACAAACATTTTATTAAAAAATCCGCTATTCTTTGGCATTATAGGATAACCATATTCGTCTAACCCAAAATCAGGCATATTACCACAATCACTATAGCTTTGCGCAATGGCAACAACTTCGCCAATTTCGTATATAGGCTTTATCTCATATCCATGAATACTCTCATAACCACTCTTCCAAAATACACTATTGCGTATTTGTTCTTTTGAAATTCTCCTCGTCATAGTCTTCCGACCATCCAATACAGCATCCGTTAAACCATATTTATCGTTGAACATTATCTTCTTCATTTTTATTCTCCTTTCAGTTTCTTAATAAGGATGTCGGCTAATTTTATTGATATATCAGCTATAACCTCATAACTATAGTCATTTATGATAAAAGAGTTGTTTAAATCTTCAATTGTATGGGAAGATACAATGCCTGTCGCAAAACTTTTCGCCAATTTATAACGCCTCTGTTCCCAATCAATTGCTGAGTTTCCAATATTCAAAAAGTCAAGGTCGCATTCTCTGAAAATCATATTATCGCATACATATAGGTTGTCAACACTATGTTGTGCGTTGGTATTGCATTTCGGAATTACATCTATCAGAACTCCTGTATCTTTAACTCTTGCTTTCATGTGTTTACCTGTTTCTTAAGAAAATAAATAATTCTTTTGTTTCTCTGAGTGTCAGCCCACGTCGATTATTAATCGCTATAGTCAGTTTATTAAGAGCTTCATTAAGATTGCCAACAAGACCACTACCACCACATCGCTTACATTTATGCGATGGTTTGATACCACGTTCATAGGCTTCAGCACTGCTGTACTGATAATATCTTTCATTCTCAACATAGCCACTCCCATTGCACACATCGCACTTCATATCTTCTTTAGTTTATCAAGGAACTTGCTATCTCTCGAATAGTCGTAACCGATAGCTTTCTTGTTCTCTATTATACATTCTACAAGAGTAGTAGCTTCTTTCCTAACTTCCTCCGTTTCGTCATATACGCAGGCTTTGTCAACCAACTGATCCATAGCTGATTTAGGCTTGGAAAGAGTTTCATTCAACTTTCCCAATCGCCAATAACAGAAATCTATTATGGCTATGTTTTCTAACTCATTCATTTCTTTTTTGTTATTCGTTTATATTAGGGACCTGGCCAACTTTCATATAGTAGTCAATGCTTTCAGGTGCAGAGGGTATCTTTCCTTTTATCATATCAACTACATGATTCCATGAACGCATTACATTTCGATCTAAACATGATTCTCTTTTAGGAGAATCAAGCGCATTTGCTACCATCCGAAGTGTATCAGCTATTTCTTTTAGCTCCCAAAGAGGAACTTTTATCATTTTAGTTAATTCGCTCATATTTATTCAATTAGCAATGATTACTATTGTCTTATCATCATCAATATAGACTTCGTTGGCATTCCATAGATTTATATCTCCTGAATCAAGGAAAACATCAACGTCTTTATCCTCAATGCCGTTTAATTTATCAATCAATTCTTGTACTGTCATAATTTGCCTCCTTTTTATCTTGTTATACGTTAGTTTACTCTAATTGATTCGTACATACTTACCTGCGATATTGCAAGTTCTCAATATTTTTGCATTATCTTCACCGAAAGCGATTAGGATACTACCACAACCGGGCGAATCCCCACGCGTACCGTCTGGGCGAAAGAAGCGAATCCGGTTTCGTAGAAACTTCATAGCCGTTGCTTTCTCAAAGATGATATCTTGAAACATCTTACTATCGCAACGATTGAAAAGTAAAGCAATACCGTTGCCATGCTCTGCTAGACGCTTGACAAACTGTTCAATAAGCGGGCGGGAATAAGGAGGGTTCAACCAAACACGACCTATCCAGTCTCTTGTTAATCCGTCATGGTTCTTGTTATACATCCGTATAGCTGTCTGCCAAAGCGGATTTACTGGAGCGCATGGGTCTGTATCGAATATCCCCAGCGCATCTATGATTTCTTTTGGTGTGTACCATTCATCAGTGGTATTAGCCGACCTTTCAAATGTTGTATTCATTTCTAAATTAAGTTATTCTAAATAGTTTCCTGTTAATCCCCTGAATAGCATAGCAGAAGAAAAAGCCTTTCTTCCATTTTCAGAGACATAAGATATAACCCCAAAGACATCTGCTGTAGAGTATATTTTCCATACCAATAATTTTTCTATCATTTCCATCTTAGTTAATAATCTTTCATTGCTTCAAATACCGGTTTATTTCAACCTGAATGTAATCAGGCGCAATATGACATCGTTCAACTGCCGTTTGCTGTCCTTCTGTTTCTGGAAAGTTACGCTTCCTAATGATAACATCCACTTCCTCGCTACGTTCACGGAGGAACTTTCTAAATGCTTCACCGACAGTTATAGTATCGAAATACCCGTAGAACTTACCATACCTCCCTAGCTTGAAACGGGCAACAAATAGAAGAAATTCTGTCAACTTGATGTAGTGATACTGCCCGACAAACAGCCGTGAAAATTCATTCAGAGCGTCTAAGTCAGCACTTTCTTTCGTCGAAGAGGCAAAATCGATAGTCAATAGTTGAGTTTTTACCCACAACGAAGAAGAATCACATCCGTACATCCGTTCTAAATCAGCCACTGTTGGAGATTTCTCACTATAAGCCTTTTCCAAATCTGAAAGAATAATTGTTTGAAGTGAAGTGGAATAAGCAGATGAAAAGGCCTTAAAGGTCGGGTATCTCTGCTTGATGGTTGATAGCAGAATTTCCCTGCTCGATGGCTGCATATTCGTCAAGGAGCATTCTTGCCTTTGCTGCTTTATCAGCATTCCGATTGTTTTGTCCTTGGATTCCTGTTTTTCCATACTTGATGTTTAACCATTCTTGATAATCACGTTCAGTTCCCGTAAATACAACCCCGGTCCATCCGGATTCAATTGCCCTCTCAATTTGCCTGATGGCAAACTCTTCTTCAAAATTAGAAAGCTTATTAAGTGAAAGCTGCAACGCATAATTAAGCTTGTTTTTCCATTTTGGAGTATTTCGCAAAGTTTCCCAAGCAGACATGAAAGCTATCGAAGAGAAAGGATAAACTAAAGGCTTTACATCTCCCTCTTTTTTTCTGGACTTCTTGGGCTTTTCGGGTGGGGGGTTCTCGTGCGTACGCGCGAGACTCTCTTCTTGTTTTATGTTTATATTATCTTTAATAGGTGTAATTTGCGTTTCATCCTCAAAATTTGCGGATGATGTTGCGGATGATGTTTTTTTATCATCCTCAAAATTTGCGGGTGATTCTGCGGATGATATTGCGGATGTTACGACTTTATCTGTTTTAACTAGAAATATCGATTCATTCGCATTATCATCCGCAATATCATCCGTACTTTCATCCTCAAAATTTGCGGATGATGTTGCGGATGATAACACCTCATCGCTTATCTTTTGAGAAAAAGAATAGTAACAGCCTATACGTTTATCCTTGCAAGTCCTATAAAAAAGAAGTCCAGCATCAGATAAACTATCTCTAGATTTACGCAATGTATTATCAGATATATCTAAATTACCACACAGAATATTACTACGAATGAAGAATACTTCCTTCCATTTCATATCATTGCAGATAGCCACAAGTTCATGATAAAGAGCTTGTGCGGCAGTGGTTAGGTAGATTCTCCCCCTTACCTTTCGAAGTTTGGATATTAGTTGATAGCTATTCATAAACGAAAATATCTATTTGCTGCACATTCATCAAAAGACTTCACACGCTCTATAAGCCGCTTTTGCCTCTGTCTGAAAGATAAATTATTGTCATACTGATTATGGCATTCCCGACATAATCCAACGATATTAAGAGGATTGATGTAATGTTCAGGATATTCCGACTTTGGAACTAAATGTGCTGCGTCCGACATTGGTTTACCACAGATAGCGCAATAAGGTGGCAATGCTTTCTTTATTCTTGCAACTTCTCTGTTGCGCTGGGCTTGTTTGGTGCTAATCTGTTTCATACGAATAGTGTTTAAATAATAGCTCCCGGATACCGAACCAACGGACACCGGGATAATTTACTTACCATGTTTCATTCGATGGCAATCCTCACATAAAGTCTCAAGACAATACAGGAACTCTAATTCATGCCCAACTATGGAATATCCTGCAATGTCATATACTTTGTGATGGACTTCCAAATTGTATGTCTTACCACACACTTGGCATCTATGCCCATCACGAATTCTAACCTTACGCTTCACCTCTTCCCAATAAGGATTATTCCTCAGGCTCTGCCGATACTTCGTCGGTCGCCCCTTCTTGTGATTCAGTCTGTTCATCTTCTTTCCTCCATGGGCTTTCTTCAATTGCTACTCTATGCCATTCATGGCGTTGGATAGGAACAACCTCGCCATTATCTTCATCCAAGAAGTCTTCGGTCCAGTGTTCTAACCAAACATCCTGACCGTCTTCTTCCCAGACTTCAACAATATTCTCATCCTTACCAAATTTGCGAAGGTTCTTTCTGGTATCCTTCACATCTATATCAGGTAATTCATAACCAAGTGTTTTAAATGCTTCCTGATTCATTTCACCTGAATTGAAAAGGTCATTGTATTCATGCTTTGGTATTTCCTGAACCAACGCCAGACGAAACGCATCATTCACCCATGAATAATACAGGTAATGCCCCATCACAGGAATACGGAAGGTATCAATCATCTTTAAAGGATAATCCTTAATGCCTTTCTTCGCCAAGTTCACAAGGTCTTTGAACTGGGTATGTAAGGCAGAAATCTTTGCCTCAAAGTCTTTCTTCTCAGCATTAAACTTGGCTTTTAAAGCTTCGAACTGTGCTTCAAGTTCCGGAATCTGTTCCTCGGCAATCTCGCCATAGTTCGCACGGATAGTTGAAATCTCATAATCATCCATAACCCGGTTAGCGATTACATCCTTTTCTTGGATGGTTACAAAATGCTCTGATAACTTCTTTTTAACGTCGTCCATACAAACGCAATCAGAGAAAATAACTTCGGGGAATTTTACTGTAGTAGGAAGCTTGAATTTAAGTTCCTCTGGTACATAGTCTTTTAAATCAATCATTGTTTCTTAGTATTTAATTTCTTAAGCATTTTCTTGCACCTTCTACATAAATCCTGATCGGGAGATGCTTTAGGCGCGTATTTCTTTATTTTATCAGAGCATTGCATAAGTAGGCGCTCTATTGTTTGAATATCTGTTTTGCATAATTCCATTATTCAAAATCATCTATAGCCACCGGATGAAGAAGTTTCTTACTCCAATCAGGAAGCTGCATGTCAATTATACCACGAGCACCCTCTTCCGCTTTAGCATCATAGCCGGGAAACCACTTCTTATCAAAGCAGTCTTTGACGATAGAAAGAGCATAGTGATATTTATACTTACCATTAGCCAGATCATCAGGAGACCAAAAAAGAACAGCCACATCATAGGGTTCGACTGTCTGCAACATAATCATTATGGTTACATTAAAGTTTCGTCCAGTAACGCCGCTCATTACTTCTTGGTACATACCTTCTGACAACTCATATTTGAGTTTGGCACAATCATAATAGAACTTGCCGAGATCATCGGCCCGTGTGGTTTTGAAGGAAATTACAGCATTAACGCCGATATTTTCTTCTACGTTAAAATAATCCGGTCGAACTCTCACATTAAGTCCGGTTTCTTCATCCTTTCCATAGAAAGAGACTTCTGAGTATGCACCTTTTAGAATATTAGGAATAATACCGCCACCATACCAATAATAGTTTCTTTTCAAGGCGGTTATAATCATATTCATTTCTTCACTGATGAAAGAATAGCCGAAATCAATAAGCTTTTGTTTCAGATCGTCCCGGTACTCTTTGAGTGCATTGAAATTCCATTTTTCAGAAGGAGATTCACTTTCAGCATCCCTTGCATAATTTTCCTCATTTGCAAGAAGTTCTTCATAGAACTTAATCATTTGAATCACACCATCTTTTGATGCCTGATTGCATGCTGGTTCTACCTTTACCAATTCAAACAAACGAGGTTCCAGAAAAGCCATGTGAGCAAATGTACCCAATTGAAAACAGGGCTTCGGTTTCTCTTCAAAGACTCTCTCCCAGTCATAATAAAACGAACGCGGAGTTTTAAGAGCACTCTTTAGATTTGAAGAAGAAATATGTCTGCTTTCAAGATATGTTTCCATTGGATCACGCTTGACGGTTCCATTCACACTCAAAGATTTCAAGTCGATATTGACAGGTTTCTTATTGCAGTTTAGCGCTATGAAATCCAGAACCGTTTCTTTCGTTGGATAATCATCCGGATTATAGGCAGAAGGATTGAGTTCCTCCCCTTCTGCACAATTATTCAAATCAAAATCTATCATCCGACTACGGGTAAGTTTATGCGTAGAGGTTTTACAGACCAATTATCGGACTGGAAATTATTGGTTTTATTCTTTCTCTTACCCATATAAGTGATTTTAAGAGGAACACCACTTTTAAGTGAACCATTCTCAATATATTGTTCAAGAATACCAACCAATCTACGAGAACCATTAGTCACAGTCTGTACTACTCCATCCTCTGATCTCTCAAGAAAAATAGCACAATCCAAATCAATCAGATCACCAGTTCCATTAGCACTTAAAACCTTTTGAGGCTTGATTTCTACAAAAAACATTTTCTTAAACTCACCAGCATGTCCAGGGGTCCAATAATTGCCACAAAGGTCAACTGGTAACTCCTGAGCATCCTCTAGAGAAGGGAGGTCACTTGTACTCAAATCTGCTGCTTGAATCTCAAATGAAGATTCTTGCTCTTTTAAGGTTAATTCTTTACTCATAATCGTAATTTTTAAAGGGTTAATTTAATTGTTTCTTTCGCTAGAAGTCCGCTAACATTCGCCATTGAAAGGGCTTGCTTGATTTCTTTTTTGGAATAGTAAAGAGGGGAGTTCCTACTATCCCCTTTGCGAACAGGCTTGATAATTTCCTTATGTACGAGAACATTAAACCGTTTAAGGTCAATCTTCATCATCTTTAGCCATTTTTTCACTTCACTCAACCGGATAAAATCTTGCGATGGCTCATAAGCCTTGACAGCCTCCATATATCCAACCTGATAACTGTCAATCATTATAGATTGAAGTTCTTCTATATTCATTCTATCCTCCTTGCTCTTTCAAATGTTTCAATTTTTGTCCTTCGTGCCCTTCTCATATCGCTCTGTTCGTGGTAAAGCGACAAAGAAAAGACACATAATAAGCCACAGGCAACGGATGTACGAATGATAGGTGAAAAATCCATTGTGAATTTCACACCGGCTATCCGTTCATAAAGCATGGTTGCCAATTCCCGACCATTCCTCACCTGCAAAACATCAAATGCCTTCTGCAATTGGTTGTTTACCGTTGAAACAGCCCTGCATTTAAGATTTGCAATTTCTTTCTTCTCATACCCTTGTGCGTACATTCGTGCTGTAATCTCGCATTCGGGTGTGAGTTCTGTAAATACTCTATCCATAATCGTGTGAGTTAATGATTAATAGTTCCTTACTACATAGAACTTCCCTTTAGGAGCTCCTTCTTGTTGGATAGAATAAAGTACATCTTCCGGTTCTACAAGCCGATTGGCTCTCGCCAAACGATTCAAATCTTGAACCATACGGGACACTTTCACATAAAGAGATAAAGAAAAAGGTAGCTTATCGTTTTTCTTTATCAGCTTCTCTTTGACTTTTTTTCTTTCTTCTGATTCTTTTGCCATAAGATTTAATTTTAAATTAATGATTCGTAGACAAGCCCGGGCTCGAACCGGGATGAGATGTCTGCTTTCATGATGCGTCCAACATTACTTGCATACAGATTTTCACTGAACTCGCTCTGGTATTGAGTGCGTCTACCAGTTCCGCCACTTATCCCCAATAATAAAGGCGCACTATCTTCACAGACTGCACACCCCAGTACAAACACAAAATAAAACACGACAAAAACAGTTATGTCAATAATCCTCTTTCAACTCCGAAAACGTCAAAACAGTGAGTATAATAGATAAGACAAACATTATAGATGTCAGTATGACACCGGACACATACATGGGACTATCCTTGATAACAGCATTACATAGTATCACTGTCATACATAATAGTAAGATCACTGAAAAAGAAAACATAATCATTTTCATGGCAACTTCTCCTCTACTTTGGCAAGCGTGCATTTGCTCTGGTGAACTGCGTCATCAATACGCAGCATTAAACTATCCATTTCTCTTGTACGTCTAATAGACAAAGCCGCCAAACAATCAGTAGTAGCTTTCAATTCAAGTGAAAGTTCTTTTACTGTATCTTCCAAGAACTTAAGGTATTCATTTACTTCCATAATAATAAATACTAGTTTGTGCCCGCCAACCTTTTAGACAGTTGTACCAGTAATCGAGAACTGACGGGCTTTTATATCAATACCAGTACGGACGCCCAACCCGTATGCTTACTGCTTAATGGACGGTTTTGCTGTGGTTTTACTTATCCATTGTTTTCGCGCCCAAAGTAGCGCCCTTACATTTGCTGAGTCGTAAGTTAACTCATCTTTTATTCCAGTCAAAAGCTAACTGTCATGTATCAATGTCACATGCTGACATACAAGCCCTTTATATCTTGCATTATTTCAGCTATATCGTGGGTGGAGAAGAAGATATAGCAGTGTTCCACAATGTCAAAGAACTAATCAATAGTGCCCGTGTAGAATATTCTCTACGTCTGCACGGGCTGTCGTGCGTGATATAATCGTGTGATTAATCTTTGTAGAAGAACTTCTCACCCGACTTTCTGAACAGCCTATACCCAATATACAGGCTTGCCAATGTTATCATCATTTCTATCATACCGCCATTCTGTCAAGTTGAAACTCTATATAATCAATCTCTTCTTGAATGCTCTGCAAGGCTTCTTCTTTGGTATCAGTATTACAGTATGTACAAGCTTCTGCCTCTGACATACCGTCTACTCTATCAAGCTCAGTACAAGCCTTATCTAAAGACTTTTCAAACTCATAAGCATCTATGCTGTCACATACTCTATACTGTCTCATATCAAGCGATTTTTAAAAGGTTAGCCTTTTTATAGCATCTGAACTCTTGGCGTTCAGTATCGAAATAAGTTTGAACAGTGTCATTCTTCGCTCTCTTGTCAGTACCAGTAATAGCAGGCATCAGCTTTTCATTCAGCGTGCCATAGGCTTCACGTACAGAACCATCTACTTTTTGAAAGTAGAACTTCACAATCTTACTTTTCATTTGAGCTTTCAACTTCAAATTTGCCCAAGCAACTTTCAGTGCTTCACTCATTGAAAAACCGTTTCTCTTCACGAAAGACCATGCCAAACTCATGACCTCTTTCATTTGATTTTTAAAATTCGTGCTCATAACCGTGTGATTTAATATGTTTATACTATTGCGTTACTCAAACTTTCTTCGTTTCTTTGTATCATTGAATGATTGATGATGCAAATATACTACAATATTGCAGTATTACAATAAATACAGTGCAATATTGCATGTTTTTAATTTTTATTAATACTTAAATATTGCAGTACATGACAACAGAAGAGTTACTCAAAAAAGCAGAAGAAGCTATTAAGTTACTTAAAGAAAGCAAGTTATCTAACTATGTGATATCAAAACAGACCCATATATCACAAAGTACATTGGGTAATTACAAAAATGGGAAAACTAAACCAACACCTGCAAATACTGAAATACTACTGCAATTTTTCAGTAATGAGAATGAACTAGCAATTGAGAATGAAGCAATACCATTAAACCAAAACTATATTATAAACGTACCATTAGTGAATCAATTCGCACAAGCAGGTTATTTATGCGGATTTCAAGATGCTGCATATATAGCGACATTACCTACTATACCATTCATTATTGACCATGAAGCCAAAGGCAATTATGTAGCTTTTGAAGTTAGAGGAGATAGTATGAACGATGGAACCGAAGAGAGTTACCTTGAAGGAGACAGGCTTCTTTGTAGAGAAATAGCTCCATATCTATGGGCAGAGTCTAAATTGCATATCCGGAAATGGGATTTCGTTATTGTACATGAAGACGGAATTTTAGTAAAACGAATAATAGATCATAATGTAGAAAATCATACTATTACAATACATTCTTTGAACGATATGTATCCTGACAGAGTTATTGATTTGGCAGAAGTTAGGCAAATCTTCAATGTGATAGAATTGCAAAGGCCAAGAAGAAGGTAGTTTAAAAGTTTAATATACAAACTATTAAAACTAATACTATGAAATTCAATCAATACACATGGGACTTATACAAGCAATCCCCTGAAGGGCAAAAAGCTATCAAGGAATTTGAGGAAGCAGGTAATAATGACACAGCAATGGATTTAGTATTCAAATACAATCCACGAATCAAACTATGGCTTGACAATGATAAAGCAAGAACTTTGATAGCGGATTTCTGTGAATCCATGTGGTGCTATAACATTAAGGAATTTCCAGACAAAGAAAGACCGAAAAATTTAGACGAAGCAAAAGAGTACTACGAAGAGGTCATTTCTCGTGGATATCAAGAGGATGGAGAAATTGTCATACCAAGAAATGATTATAATACCATGTTGAATAACATTGTATGGATTTCCTTTCTTATGTATTACTTTTCTCCTAATTTCTATTTTCCCAATATATTTGTTTTCCGCTTCTTTTATCTGAAAAAGATAGCCGATGCTTTTGATATAGAATTATCTCCAGTTCCAAAGAAACCAGACTACAAAGCAAGGTGCATATATTATTGGCGATTGTGCGAGATATTTTATCAGTTCAGAATAGATAACGGTCTTTCGCCAGCAGAACTATGCGCATTCTTATATGATTTTGCGCCAAACTTTACTCCAAAAGATAAAGCAGAAATCCCAAAACCTGCACAAGCATGGTGTATCGGTGGGATGATTTCTTCCGAAGAAAAGAAAATCGACACAACTTTTTGGCAAGCAAACCCAGAAACCAAGAAAGGCGATATATTAATTCATTATGAAATATCACCAATCAGTGCAATCACCTGCTTATGGATAGCTCAGACAGATGGAGTTGTTGACCCATTCTTCCACTACTATGGCAACACCTACATAGGGAATAAAATAGATATTCCTCATATCACCCTGAAAGAACTACAAACAGATGAATACTTTTCCAAGCATCCTCTTATTAGAAAGAAGTTTCAGGGAGTAAACGGATGGCCAATGAGTAGCGAGGATTACTCAGAACTTCTGCGAATGATAAAGGCGAAAGGATTTGATACCGAAACTCTGCCTAAACTATACACCCCTACCCTACCCAAGAACATTTCGATAGTTCACGAAAGAGATGTAGAAACTCAATTGCTGGAACCTTTGCTTAACTCTATGGAATGGTATGAGAACAAAGACTTCATTCGCCAATTGCCAATACATGCAGGACGTGGGCATAGAATATTCCCCGACTACGCTCTGCATTACGATAATAAGCCAGACGAAGAAAAAGCAAAGGTTTTAATTGAGGCAAAACTCTACATGAAGAATAACCAAGAGATAGAAGAAGCATTTTTGCAAGCTCGCTCATACGCCCGCCTACTCAGTTCCTCCGTCATCGTACTATGCGATAAGAACTGCTTGATTGTTTATGAGAGGAAAGACAGCTTCGATAGAGACAGGTACAAAAAATACTATTGGATAGATTTTGAGAATCCAGACACTTTCAACGAATTAAAAAACAAACTAAATATTTAA